AGCGCCTCCGCAGAAAATCCAACCTGGACTCCGGCGAGTAGCACACAATTAGCTGCAACCATTGCCTCATTTAAGTCGTCGGGCGGTGGAGGCGGCGGAAACACAACCGACTTCTTCCTTCTACTCGGCAAGCAAGATCACAGCTACCGACGCCTGCTCCGCGACATCGACCACACCCTTGCACTAGCCCCATAAGCACATGTCATACAAGTACCTGGTACAAGGGTCCTACGATGACCCACAGTTTCGACGCTTTGTCCTGAGCGACGGCGCGCTACTGACGCATGATGGCAGCACGTGGGCCGACGCAGGTAGCATCGACTTCGGCGTTGACGGCGTTCTCGGTGGCGCGCAGCTGTTCTCAGTCGGTAGCGGTGACGCGATAGACCTTGCCGAGTCGGACGAGTTCGACGACCGACTGCCGGGCGAGTTCGCGTACGTCTACGAGGGCGTGCCGGTCCTCGGCGAGCACCTCGGCTTCTCTGAGTCTCCCGCGCCCGTCGACGAGGAGATGGAGGAGGGCGACCGTGTGCCCTATCCTACTCGTGGCGACGTCGAGGCAGTGTTTGGGGTCGAGAATGTCAAGAAGTGGGCGGACCTCGACGACGACCAGGACGAGATTAAGATAGCTGCTCGCATCCTGTGGGCCAGGCAGGAAGCGTCTGACGAGATCGACGACCGCATACGCTGCGGACCTTACGTCGTCCCGTTCGAGTCGCCCTACCCGCGACAGGTCGTGAGGCGATCAGCTATCCTTGCAGGGGTAATACTATACGACTCGCGTGGAGCCACAGACATGGACGTGAACGACGAGCCCATGCACCGGCTGTCGCCGATGCGTAAGCAGGTCGAGAAGTGGCTGTCGCAGATACTGGCCGGCCGTGTCAAATTCTCTGGAGTCTCTCGTGCCACTGAGATACCGAAGGTCGTCTGTTACGAAGACTAAGTCGCTGCGCGAGGCCGAGGCGAGAGGGACCAGGGCCGTCAAGGCCTTCGCGGCCCGACTTCGAGGGCGGGCCATCTCCGACACGCTTCGTGGCAACCAGCCGACTGTAGGAGCGGAGCTGCGCAGGTTCGCTACGTCGGAGCTTCGTGACTCGATGATCCTCGCGCACCTTCTCGCACTACGCGACACGGGCGTGAAGAAGCTGCAGCTGTCGAGCTACGACCGTGCGATAAGTGTCGTCAACAGACAGATGAAAGTCAACCTGAGAAAGCTGCAGGCAAAGTATGAGACTGACGCGCTGCGTATCGTCAACAACGTGTCTGAGAAAGTCGACCGCGAGCTGCGAGAGACTTTCCTCGAGCTGCTGCAGGGTGGCGCCCACGTCAAGGAAGCACGGGCCGCGCTGGAACAGAAGTTCGACGACCTCGGGCTGACCGAGAAGTCAGGCTTCGAGATCGATACCATCTTTCGCACGCAGTCGCAGATCGCGTACGGCGCCGGATCGTGGGAGGCTGACCAGGATCCCGACGTGCAGGAGATCCTGTGGGGCTATCGCTACTCGGCAGTAGGCGACGGCCGCACGCGGCCGGTACACGCCGCGCTCGACGGTGTGACGCTGCCTAAGGACGACCCGTTCTGGCAGACGTTCTGGCCACCCAACGGTTGGAACTGCAGGTGTACCATCATCCAGCTGTTCTCGCCCGAGCCAGAAGTCTACCCACCCGACGTAGCTGACGACGGCGAGCCGATCGCACCCGACCCTGGGTTCGGGTTCAACCCCGGACGGGTGTTCGCACTGGCAGTTTCTTGAAGGTCAGACGAAAACGAATGACGTGATCGAGTACTATATCGATGGAGATGAAACTATGAAGTTCGCAGACGATCTAGCCGTAGCGTACAGCCTCGAGGGGACCCAGCCGGGGCTCCTGATGATGTCTGACGGCACGACGGCCACCTACCTGAAGGAACTGATCTACGTCGGTGACTTTCAGAAGGGTGACATGAAGTTCTCAGTCGACGAGCCCACGCTCGACCACTGGGACAAGAGTGTCAAGAAGATGACCGCGAACGGGGTGAAGATCCCTATACCGCTGGAGCACACCACTGACCCGGAGAAGAACCGAGGCTACCTCGTAGGTACCCAGCGCGGGAAGAACTCCCGAGGGTTACCTGCCCTCTTCGGCCTGGTGCAGTTCCGCGACTCCGAGGAGGGACGCAAGCTCGCAGCTTCATCCGACGTCTCCATCTACGTGCCGCCGAGATTCAAGGACGGCCGTGGAAACCCATACGATCACCCCATCACACACGTCGCGTTGACGTCGTACCCCGTCATACCGCAGCTCGACTCGTTCAAGGCGATCGCTGCCTCGCTGACCTCAGGAGATTCAAACATGGAACTGTCCGCCTTGAGCCTTGCTCAGAAGTTGGGCATCGACGTCAACGGTCTGGACGAGAACACGGCCGAGACGAAAGTCGTGGACTACGTCAACCAGCTCAAAGCCAAAGTAGCGCCTGTCGCACCGGCAGCGCCTGCCGCACCGGCGCCTCCAGCTTTCCGACCGCAGGTACCCGGCGCGATGGCCGCGTCGCAGACCGCGCTCGTGAAGCAAGTTCGCGAGATGAAGCTGTCGGAGCTCGTCCGTGACGGGCACATCACCAAGGCGACGCACGACGGCCTGGTGAAACAGTACTGCGACGACGATGCCATCGCGCTGAGCCTGGCGAGCGACGACGCCAACTTCAACGCGCCGTTCGACTCGCTGGTCGAGACGCTCAAGCAGAACGTCGCATTCGTTCCCGGCGGTAAGACTGCTGCACAGGCAGTAGCCCTGTCCAAAGTAGCAGACGCCAAGACCAACCCACTGCTCGCCAACGCAGAGATGCGTGCCGCTGCAGCAAAGCGCTAGCACCGGCTACGCTGCATCTCACACTTCAAACTGGAGACTAGACAATGAGTAGGGTATACGAGAAGGGGCTTGTCGGTGGCGACTTCATCATTATGGAGTCGGACGCTGCTTTCACCCGCGACTCGAAGACCATCGACAACAGCGCTGGTGAGGACGACTTGGTCCTCGAGGCTGGCTACCCGATGGACGACAACGTCCCGGAGGTAGCTGCCAACCACGCCCAGGTCGACGGCTTCCTCGTCGAGGGAGTCACGGTCCCTGCCGGTGAGAAGCGCAAGGTCGCAGTCCTAGCGCGTGGACCAGCAGTCGTCAACCTCGACGCGCTGCCGGTCAACGACTACGCTGGCGACCCCTGGTCGCACTCGAACCTCCAGGCCGCGATCGAGGCACTGGACGCAGACATCGTCTTCCGTCGGGAGCCGACGAAGAAGGAGACCCAGACCACGTAGTGTGGTCCGGCTCGAAGGACTAATTCCCATTCTCGGAGCGTAGACAAAATGTTAGACGTATTCTCGAATGACATCTTCAGCACGATCTCGCTGACGACGTCGATCAACAAGCTGCCGTTCTCGCCGAAGAAGCTGGGAAGCCAGGGCCTCTTTCGGACTCGCGGCGTCACGACCACGTCCATCGTGGTCGAGGAAAAGAATGGCGTGTTGTACCTAGTGCCTACCCAGGCACGTGGCACGATGCCTAACGTTATCTCTGGCCCGAAGCGCAAGGCACGGTCCTTCGTGATCCCGAGCATTCCTGTGAACGGCGCCGTACTCGCGGACGACGTGCAGGGCGTCCGAGCTTTCGGCTCGGAGGACGCCATCGAGGCTGTTGCCGACGTGGTGAACGACAAGCTGGCCCTGATGAAGGAGTCGCTCGAAGTCACCAAGGAGTACCACCGCATCGGCGCCATCCAGGGCGTCACGTACGACGCGGACGGCACGACGGTGATCTACGACTTCTTCGACGAGTTCGACCTGACCGAGGAAGAGTTCGAGTTCGACTTCTCGGAAGAGAACAACGTCAAGCTCAACTCCCTCGCCATCCAGCGCTACATCGAAGATATCCTCGGCGGCACCACGTACACGGGCATCAAGTGCCTGTGCGGCTCCGAGTTCTTCGACCAGCTGGTGACGTGCGCAGAAGTCAAGGCCGCGTACGACCGCTGGAAGGAAGGCCAGCACCTGCGCGATAGCGGCTTCCGACAGCCGTTCGAGTATGCTGACATCATGTTCGAAGAGTACCGCGGTAGCGTCGGAAACGTCGCGTTCATCGAACCCGACGTCGCCCGGTTCTACCCAGAGGGCGTGCCCGACCTCTTCGAGGAGATCTACGCACCGGCCCCGTTCATGGAGACTGTGAACACCAAGGGCCTCCCGATGTACGCCAAGAAAGAACCGATGAAGTGGGATCTCGGCGTGGAACTGCACGCTCAGACGAACCCACTCATCATGTGTAACCGACCGCAAGTTCTCGTGAAGGGGACGATCGCTGCCGGATCCTAGTCATGGATCGATGTGGTGAGCCGCGTGGCTGGAGACGGCCACGCGGCTTTTTTCATAATGATACAAGGAACCGTTCGTATAGAACTGAAGGACCTCGAGAAGTTCGGCGCGGCTGTCGACGAGGCGCTTGCTAACCCCAACTCTTCGAGTCCGGTGCGCTCGGCCCTCAAGCAGTGGGCTGCACGCTATCGTGGGTTTGCACGAGACCGGTTCGACAGGTACAGTAAGGGTGGTGGCGACTGGCCAGCACTGGCGATCTCGACCGCCCGACGCAGGAAGGACATCGCGAAGCGACGAGCTCGCATACAAAAGTTGCAGCGGGCACTGTCGAAGTTGAAGAAGTCAGGAGCCTCGGCGTCAAGGTTGAAGAAGGCGAGGGCCTCGCTGGAGAAGGCGACGAGAGTCGCCAACACCAGGCGGTCCTCCGCAGCAAGAGACAAGGGAAGGCTGGTGAACGCAGGCGGGGTGGTGTCGATATTGCGGGACACCGGCACACTGTTCAACGCGTTGGACCCGCAGTTCACGGGCAAGCCGGGCGCCTTGGAGCACCACATGCCGTTCGGAGTAGAGGTAGGATACGGTGGGCCGGGTAGGTATCCCGACGGCGCGACTGTTGCCGACATCGCGTCGTTCCACCAAGAAGGTGGTGGCAGGCTGCCGAAGCGAGAGATCGTAGTCGCGCCGCCCGAGACTGTGATGGTCGCGATGGCCGCAGACATGGAACGCGCGCTAGGAAAGATGTAATGAACCCATTCGACCTGGTATACGACGCACTCTGGCAGATGGTACTTGACAGTACCCCGATGTCCGAGCTCGTCAAGCCAGGCAACATCATCAGGTACGACCAGACGTCCAGAGACCCTTACAAGAAGGAAGTAGCGACCGAGGATTTGCCAGAACTGGTGCTGACGTCAGAAGGTGCCGACGACATCAACATGCACGCGACGTCTTGCACGTCGATGTTGCGCAGGACGTACGCCTTCATGATCAGCACTGGGGACTTCCGCCTGCAGAAGATACTGCACCCCGTAGAGTGGGCGCTCTTCTGCAGCATGTCGGACTTCCGATCGCGCCTGGGATCGCTCCAGTGGGAGGGCGAGAACTTCGTCAAGGAAGCAAACTTCGTCAGCGTGCTCAACGGTACGTCTGACCCAGACAAGAATCGCGGTATAAGAGGCTGGTCGGCAGTATGGCGTTGTCGCGTGGCGATGCACTTCCGGACAGCCAGCCTTAGAGCATACACAGCAGGAGGGTCGTGATGTCAGTAAGATCCGGTGTCTACGCAGCAGTGAACGGCATTGCCACCCTTCGCAACTGGGTGCTGAGTCGCACGTCGTCTACCAAACCGTACGTGGCCAGCAACACGCTGGGCGGCACGGGCCGCCGACGTGGCGTGATCGACTGGAGCGGGTCGCTGTCGCAGTACGGTGGCATTCCAGACGCCATGCCGGGCGAGACGTTCGCGTTCGCGGGCTACACGTCACCAGGTACTGGCGTCCTCGGGGACGACGGTACGGTCTACGCAGGCAACGCGATCGTCGACTCTGTTGCTGTCAACTGGAACTGGGAGACGGGCGACCCGATCAACATCTCGACTAACTTCGGTGGCAACGGCCCGCTCACCTCGTCGCAGACTGACGCGGTCGTGGACGAGACGTTCCCGGCAGTGCCCACGCCACTGGAGCTGCCGTTCCAGATACTGGACCTCGACGGCGGCTCGGGCGGGTGGTCGGAGATATGCGACGTGACGTCGGCCACGCTGAACATCACGGCCGCGAACAAGACGTACGCCAACTCCTGCACCGACGGGATCATGATGCGGAAGCCTGGCCCGATCGACTGGACGCTCAGTGTGACGTTCCAGAACGACGACTTCATGAACGGCTTCCCGTTCGACATCAACGACGTGGTCGGCTTCCGCCTGCCCGTCGACGAAACGAACTACTGGGAGCTGCTATGGGGCATCGTCCAGGGGTATTCTAACTTTACTGTCGACCGCGAGACGGGCAACATCATCGCTGTCACGGTCAACTTCGAGATGTGTGGGTTCGATCACGACACAGAGAGCGTCGGGCGTATCGTACTGCCAGGCGCCGCTGAACCATGGTGGGGTGAGGCTGCATGAGCGACGTAGCACTGACTGGAGCTGTCGAGGAGGTGACGATAGCCGGCACGAAGTACCGGATGTCGTCCCTCAGCGACAAGGACATCGTCGAGCTGGACATCTGGCTGCAGCAGCGGATCGTTGCTGTGGCCAGGGAGAGTCTCGACGGTGTGACCGACCAGACGCTGCGGGACGAGACTCTCGCAGTAGCCATGCGCACGGCGATGGCGACGTCTTGGATCTCGCCGCTGGGTGCCCAAGTACTCGCCACACCCGAGGGCATGGCACGCGTGCTCTACCAGAGCGCGCAGAAGAACGCGAAGCACGACCTCGACATGGGCGCGATACGACAGGCCATGCAGCACTCCGAGAACGTGCTGCTGGTCAACATGGCGTTCACCAAGTTGAACCTCGCAGGAGACGACGAGAGGCCGCCCGACAAGGGGAAGAAGTCGCGCCCTACGACGGCCAGAAGTCGACGCGGCGGGTGATATACCGACTGCTGGCCGAGAAGTATCACTACACCCCGTCACAGATCGCAGAGATGCCTCCCGTCGTGCAGGTCATGCTACTCGACGAGAGCGTTGACGGCAAGCGTATGACGTTCACCACGCGAGAAGAATACGAAGCCTGGATGAGGGACCGATGAACTTTGCGACGATCTTCCTTCGTGGCGACAACAAGCAGCTCAAGGAAGCGCTCAACGAGTCGGAGAAGGTCGTTGCCCAGTTCGGCGAGAAGGTGGGCGGCACGCTCAAGACACTCTTCGCAGTGTACGTCGCGAGCCGTGTGCAGGGCTTCATGAAGGACGCCTTTCACGCATTCTCCGAGGAGGACCTCGGCATCGCCAAGCTGCAGCAGTCGATCAAGAACTCTGGCGAGCCGTTCGACGTCCTCAACGACAAGATCGAGAAGCTTGCAGTCAGCATACAGCGGCTCACACGCTTCGGCGACGACCAGACTCGTGAAGCTGCGCGCATGGCAATCAACATGGGCGTGACCAGTGACAAGATCGAGGAGCAGGTCAAACTTGCTGCCGACCTAGCAGAACATCTCGGCACCACGCTGCCAGGCGCCATGCAGATGCTGACGCGCATGGCGGCATACCCACAGATGGCCTTCCGCATGCTGCGGCAGACCGGCATCGAGTTCACGCAAGCCGAGCAGGCACAAATCAAGGAGCTCATAAAGACCGGGCAGACGATGGAGGCTACTGCCCTCATCACAGAGAAGCTCAAGCAGAAGGTCGGAGGTCTGGCCGAGGAGATCGGGAACCGCGCTGCGGGCAAGATCGCCAAGATGTCCAACGAGCTCGGTGACTTCAAGGAGAACCTCGGTAAGATGCTCGCACAACTGAACGAGAGGACTGGAGCGAGCGAGAAGCTGCTGGGCATCGCGAAACTTGGCAACGAGCTTGCCGGTGGCGGTTCTTCTGCGAACACCCTGTCGACGCCCACTCCTGACCCAGAGACGATAGGAGAGTCAGAGAGGGCACTGCGAAAGTTGAACGCAGAGATCGGCACGATGCGTTCCGAGATGCGGGCGCTCGTGTCTACAATGCCTACTGCTGCAGAGATGCTACTGCCGTGGAACACAGTGACCGGCTTCATGACCGGCGGGCGGGTGCAGGAACTGAAGGAGCAGGTCGACAAGCTAGTGGCACAGCGCGACCGACTGGCCGCGGAGTTCGCAGAGACAGACCTCGAGCGCGACATCGTGACGCCGTGGACCACGATGAGCGAGAACCTGCGAGACAATCTCGCCGACCTCGGTGCCCAGATGCAGTCCGCGTTCAAGACGATCCCAGACCTGGCAGCAAAGACGAGCGGCGACTTCTCGATGGCAGTCTCTCGCAAGTCGAAGGAGCAGTTCAAGAAGGACCTCGAGGCGTTCCTGGGCGGCGTCAAGACTGCACGGATGACGTTCGACGAGGAGAGCGCGAAGCTGGAGAAGTTCAAGGACAAGCTGACGGACGACCAGTACCGCCTGCAGCGTGCTAAGATACAGAAGGACTTCGAGGAGGCGAAAAAGTCGGAAGACGAGCTGCTCAAGCGCTCGCCGATCAAGAAGGGCTTCACCTCTGCGATCGAGGACATCATGTCCGCGAACAATCGCATCGCTGCAGCTGCCGCGTCGATGCCTGATACTGTGGACCGCCAGGTCGAGGCCATCAAGAAGGTAGAGAAGGCCATCGCTCCCGTCTCCAGCATAAGTGACAACACCCGGATGACCAAGGAGGGCATCGACAAGATCGTCGAGAGCCTGCCACTAGTCGGAGTACTAGCCTGATGTCGACTGCGTACAGTTCTATAACCTGCTGTGAGATGCAGGACAGTCTCACCGAGCAGTGGACCGACCGCGGGCTACTCGCCTCGGTGCAGCTCAGGTGCGCGTTCTCGGACCGGCACCTCCTCGCAGCGGACATCGTCGGCAACATGCGGCAGTGGCCTCGTGTGGTCGGTAGTGTGTCGCCTCGGGCCGCGTCGGCGTCGATACGCCCGCTCGGTGGGAAGGCCACTACCGACGGGCAGGCGCTCGTGTACGACGACGCGATCGTGACGGTGAACTACGAGAACCGCGACGTCGAGGACCGTCCTGTCGGTGGCGGTGGTTCTGGCTCTGGCTCTGGCAGCTCGGGGCCGACACAGCTCGTGTCCGAGTCGATAGAGCCGATGCTCAACAAGATCAAGCTCGACCATAAAATGTTCCGCTGGGGCAACGTGCGGGACCAGCCACTGCAGGAGAACGAGGCACCGTCGCGCTCCGAGTGGAGCATGTCGATACGGCGCACGCACTACAGGGTGCCGCCGCCACTGCCCAGCGCGCTCATCGACCTCATCGGCTGCGTGAACGACAGCGACTACTACAGCGAGCTGCTCGGCATGACGTTCCCGGCTGAGACGCTACTGTTCCAGCCCGGGCCGCTCACGCGCACGATCATGACAGACGGCAGCGGGCGGGCGTACGACGTGAACATGATGTTCCACTACAAGCCCGACGGCTGGAACAAGTTCTGGTGCGCGCTTACAGCGCAGTACGAGGAGATGTTCTATATCGACACGACTAACAACGGATCGGACCCGTACAAGAACAACGAGCCTGCAGACTTCTCCATGCTGCTATACTGATGAACATTACTGACCTTGTAGAGAAAGTTGGAAAGCGCGACCCTCTGTCCGCAGAGGAGTGGAATACTGTCGTGCGGTTCCTCAAGGCAGGCCAGCACACGAGCAGCCTGTCGCCTGCGTCAGCCGCCCAGGAGGATGCTGCACAGAGGACTGCCGAGCACTACGTGGTGGCAGTCACCGACGACGATCTCGAACCGTACTCTGCGTTCGGCGTAGTCGACGGCGAGTCAGGCGTGGGACCGACACAGTTCAAGGTAGCGAGGATCAACACGGCACCGGGCGCTCTCGTCTACACGAACTACTCAAACGCCGCAGTCGCGGGTGGCAAGGTGATGTGTCGCCCGGTAGGGACCTACTCGCCGGCCAGACTGCGAGTCACTGGGGACCCTGTGAGAGTGGGCTACCCGTGTGGTGTCAAGCCGGGCACTTACGGCATAGGCGACGGGTACTACGGCATGGTCTGCCTCGCGACCGGTAGTGATTATACTGGCGACTACGCCATGGTCATGCGTGCCTACGAGCACACGTCGATGTTGGGCGTGGTGACGACAGCTCTTACCGCAGCAGACTACGACAGTCTCGTTCTTGGCATAGGAATGGTCAAGCTGCTCGTTGCAGACGAGAGCGGGTCGCTATCTGACATGCTGTCGCCCGAGAGCGGGTCAGATGGAAACATGAGCCTGCCGTGTTTCAACTCTGCAGAACGAGATGTCGTGGTCGACGAGCCCGTAGGTCTTACGATCGTACTTGGCGTCGGCCTGGTGGCATCGCCGTTGCGCTGTCCAGACGGGAGTGGCAGCTGATGGGATTCCTACTGCAGTGCGACGGGACTAACAACCCGCGGTGTGAGTGTAACGGCGGAGGCGGTACGCCCTGCCTCATCTACGAAAACGCCACCCCGGAAATCCCCATCCAATCCGGAGTTGGCGGCGTCCCCTCAAACACCATCATCAGCATCAGGGTGTTTACGACCGTCACTTTGGCCGACGACGAAACGGCCCGGATTAAGCTGTCGATCGTTGACGACGACAACTACTGGTATGCCGAAGTCAAAGCCGGCCCGTCTGGCTATCTGAAGCTATTTAGCCGCATTGGTGGCGTTGAGACCGAGAGAACAAACAGCGACGGGGTTTGCACCATCGCACGCGATGCCGGGACGTTTGGCTTTTGCGCGTCTCTTGGAATCAATGCCTCGATTGGAATGTTCACGATTTTGGCGTCGGTCACAGGTAGCGGTGCGGGCTATACGACCGAGTTTATTCAATCTGAAGCCGCGTTTACCAGTGGAGAATGGGGTGTTGAGTCTGATGGCACGGTTGCTGATTTATCGGTGCAACGCTATCTGAATAAGTGCCCGAAGTGCAGTAGCAATCGGACATTCTGCGACCGACTAAACATGATACCGCCCGACATGAATGCGAGCGGGGCAGGGCCTTGCATCTATCCCGGCGAGGAACAGTATTCCGATTACCCTCTGATTGTTGATTTTGGCGGCGGCGGATGGACTTCGGTAGGTACTGGAATTTCGCTATGCGAAGTCGTTGCTGGCGAAATCAAGCTAGTGACCGGCGCTATTTTCGGGATGATTTGCGGCCTTCCGTCAGCCTGCATTCTCGGATGGAATGGCGACGACAACCCGCTTTTTCCGAGAGCCTGCCTTGGCGGCCGATACTGCACGGTCATCAACGGCGACCAAAGGCAGGAGGTACTGGATATCGAACTTACAATATCCGGCCCGAACTGCCCTTACGATCATCCGTGGGCGCTGCTCGGAATAAGGCTAAGCAACTTCGGTCACCCGGATTTGCCTTGGGTCGACGTGCATTACGAAGTTCACCTAGACCAGTGCCAGAGATGGGATTTAACGTTAGGTGCTGTGATCACGCTGACGAAAACCCACGAATCGCACAATCCAGTCAACCGGGCGTGCGACGGCGAATTGCCAGACACAATCACGTTTCGCCTATCTGATACCACAGACCCGCAGACCGAAAGCTGCCTTCCCGGCGACCCAACGCTACCGCCAGACACCACGGTCCGGTGTGCTGAAATTCGACGATGCGGCTGCGACACAATCGACTTTATCTACCTGCTGGTAGCAGACGGCTACGTTGTCGGCGACATCATCAAAATAAGCACAACAACACCGGATACGCCGGCCGGTGCTATCAATCGCCCGCATATCGAGTGCTGGGAGATTATGAAAATCTCTGACTCGAATCACCGATGCATCTTCGATGGTGTTGACGAGAACCCGCTAGCCACTGTTCCGCGATGGGTGAACATCATCAGCGAACACGCCACCTGCGAAGAATGCCTGCCCTACTGCAACTGCTGCTCATCCGCCGGCACCGACACGACGATTGACGGTGTTGTGGTTTCCGTCGGCGATGCGACCGGCATTGACGCCGATTATCAATACGAGTGGGACCACTACGTGAAGGGCAACACGTTCGTTCCGAACAACCACGAAGGCACGTTTGTTCCCCCGGGTTGTTCGTACGGAAACTATATCCAGAACGTGGCCGAAGATCCCGGCCGCACCATAGAGTTTTTATTCAACGTCACCAACAGCAATCCGAGCGACCCCGATGCGGCGTGTAGCTGGGAAGTGACGATTCAGGCATCCGGCGGAGCGCGGTCAAACTGGGTGCTGACTTGGGTTGCATTCTCTCCGCCGGCCAAATCGGAAGTCTGTGGAGAGATGCCGATAACGATGAACTTCGTGAGCGGGTCCGACGCCGTTCATTCCGACTTTCCGACGACGCTAAGCCTGTCGCCTCTTGCCGCTTGCCCAACCCCCGAAGTATGAGCGATTGTCAATTCTTCCACGAAGGCCGCTGCACTCACAAGCTATCGCGCCCAGCGATGATGCCGGTGAATAAGGCGACTTGCGACGCGTGCAAGATCAAGGGCGAGGTGTGCGAGCCGTACAAGCCAGCGGAGCATAGATACTTGCCGGTGGTTCAGCGGCCTTATGTGGCCGTGCTGGACGGCGTTGGGACTACACTAACAAAGCTGTTTGAACAGTTCGGCATTAGCAAGGAAGAGTCAATACCAAAGGGCTGTGGCGGCACCTGCGACCAGTGGATCCAACTGATGAATAGCTGGGGGCCTGAAGGATGTCGCCAGCGCCGTAAGATGATCGTCAAACGTCTCGATGAAATGAAATCGGCGATGACCTGGAAAGCGAAACTAAAGGCGGTGGCAGCAGCATTGACGAGCAGTTTCAAACCCAACCCTCTAGACATCTCCGGGAGCTTCTTAGATGAAGCCATCAGAATACAGACGGTACGTGATAACTCTAGCCCGCAGGCCTGACCGCCTCGAGCAGTTCGCGGCGTGCTGCCCACTGTCCGACGTCTCGCCAGTATACGGTGTGGACTCGACAGCGTGCCAGCCGCCCAGGTGGTGGCGTGGGCCGCTCGGTGCGTGGGGCTGTTACCGCTCGCACGTCAACATCATCGAACACTGCCTCAACGCCGAGATCGAGCAGGTGACGATCTTCGAGGACGACGCGGTGCCGTGCGAGGACTTCCAGTCACGGTACGACGCGTTCATGTCAGAGCTGCCACACGACTGGGGTATCGCGTACCTGGGCGGCGAGCTGCTGTACGCTAGGAAGCAGCTGCCAGCACGTGTGACACAGAACGTGTACCGGCCCTTTAACGTGAACCGCACGCACGCGTACATGGTGCACAGGCGGGCGATGCTGCGCGTGTACAAGCACCTGTGCGACTTCCCGTGGGACCGCAAGCACCACGTCGACCACTGGCTCGGCAAGCTGCACGAGCAGTCCGACGACGTGTACTGTCCGGCACGATGGCTGTTCTCACAGCGAGGTGGCGACACGAGCGACGTCGACGGCCGCGTGAAGGACATGTCGAAGTTGGTCTCCGAACCCAAGCAGCCCGAGGTGATTAGCAGAGCCAGCCGTCCTACGCGTGTCGTGAGGACGGCTGGCTCTGGTCGCCCGCCTGTGATCGTGATCGGACTTCACCGCAGCGGGTCGAGCTGTCTGGCGGGCGTTCTGGCCAGGCTCGGTGTCTACATGGGCCGCAACTTTCGCGGCTACGAGCAGGACGGTGGCCACGAGGACGGCGGTCTCGCCCACATCCTCGAGACCTGGATGCCGTTTCCAGGGTTGGCCACGAGGGTAGCAGATGGTGTCCTGGCCGCACGATTGAGGCGCTGGTATTCCCAACACAGACTGGGAGGCGATGTGGTGGGACTCAAGTACCCGCACCTGTGTATGGTGCCGGTGCGAGAGATATGGCCCGACGCGACCATCATTCACGCGAGCAGGCCGCTCGAGGAGAGCGTCGAGTCGCTCGTGCGACGCTGTCCGAAGAAGGACCCGCTGAAGCTCGCTACTCTGCAGAACGCGCTCTGGGACGCGAAGCAGGAACTCGTGCAGGGCGCCTACACTGTCGAGTACTCGAGACTGCTCGCAGATTCCGTGACGGAGACTTCCCGACTCTGCGAGTACCTGAAGCTCGACGGCAGGCTGGTCGATGAGGCTGCAGCCTACGTTTTACAGCGAGATTTGCCTGTTGACACGACGGCCTCTATATAGTATATTGTCTAGCTGGTCACGTTACTACATACTACTGGAGGTCGTCATGGAATATCTAACATGTGAAAATTGCTCGAATCACGCCACTTACATCGCCTACGATGTCAACGACCCGTACAACGTCGTCGAGCACGCACTCTGTCCCGTTCACAGTCGTAACACACCGATGGGCTGGGTTGATGCCGACGTCCTGTTCAGCTTCCAACTCACAAACTTAAAGTTGCAGCCTGTGACACGCATCATCAAGAAAATTTCAAAATAGCTATTGACACGAGGATCGTTCTTTGGTATAATAGTCGCTCGACACAACACTACATACTACGGAGTACGAAACATGAGAGCCCTGACAGCCCGCACGCGGCAGACGCTCGAGCCGCTGCATCTTCTCCCGAGCGACAGGCTGTACGTCGCGCTGAATGGTGACGGCGACAAGTTCGTCGTCAAGATGCGAGGAATCTCGCAGATCACAGAACAAGAAACACTCTGCTCGCATGCTGCACGGGTGACGTTCCCATCTCGCCTCCCAGAGCGTAAGCGCGTCGACGGGACGCACGACCAGTGGGAAGTCGCAGCTACTGACTTCACGGTGCAGATCATCAACGCGACCTGGCCGCAGGATCGCGTGTACTTTGCTGACGCCGAGACGAAGCTGGTCTACGACTACTACCTCGCCACCGGCATGGGTAACTTTCGCAACGCTGAGGTAATCTCTGCTTTCCGCGCTGACGGCAAGCTGCCCGAGGGAGCGGTCGACCTCGGGTCTGACAGAGAAGACAAGAAGCTCGCGCCGTACCAGAAGGCAGCAGCATACTGTGCGATCCGCAGCGAGGGCTACGCGCTGTTTATGGAGCAGGGGACGGGCAAGACCGCGGTCGCCATCGCGACTGTAGACTCCGAGGCAGCGAAGGTCGAGGGCAGGATGTACCGAGTCCTCGTGGTCTGCCCGAAGAACGTGCGACTCAACTGGTGCTACGAGTTCGGAGAGTTCAGCAAGCTGCACGGCAAGGCAGCACCACTCCGTGGTGGCCCGATGCGACGTCTCAAGACGATGATCGAGAGCCTCACGCCTACGAACGGCGAGCAGTACACAGCACTCGTCGTCTCCTACGAGACGATGGTGAAGATGATCGACCAGATCAAGACGATAGAGTGGGACCTGGTCGTGGCCGACGAGGGGCACTACCTCAAGTGGCCTACCACGCTGCGTTCAAAGACCGCGATGAAACTACGGGAGTGCAGTCGCAAGCGGCTGCTGCTCACCGGCACGCCCATCGCCAACACGATGCTCGACCTCTACTCGCAGCTCGAGTTCCTACGCAAGGGAGGTTCTGGCTTCCTGTCGTGGAAGAACTTTCGCGAGTTCTACGGTGTCTTCGAGGAGACCCAGCACGGTGACAAACTCGTGTCACTGCAGAACGTGCCCTTCATGAAGGAGCGCCTGGCACAGTGCGCGTACATCTGCACCAAGGAAGAGGTGCTGCCCGACCTACCCAAGTTCACGCACGACGTCGTAGAGGTAGAGATGTCGAACTACCAGCGTGAGATATACGAGAAGGTCCGCGACGAGCTTGTGGCCCGCTCCGAGAACGCGCTGGAGAAGGCAGAGAACAAGAGCATCGTGGTCACTAACATCCTGACCCAGATGCTGCGTCTAGCGCAGATCACCTCAGGCTTCATCCCGTGGGACCCAGTCTACGGCGACGACGGCGACATCGTGCAGGCTCGCGAGGTACAAGAATTCACGCCAGCGTCGAAGATCGACGCGATCGTCGAAGAGTTCAAGAAGCTGCCGCGAGACGAGAAGGCTATCGTCTGGACGTGCTGGGTGCAGAACATTCACGCGCTTCGGGCCAGGTTCGAGCTGGAAGGGATACGCTGTGTCACGTTCTTCGGCAGCACGAGCGAGGACGACAGGGCAGAGGCAGAACGAGCCTTCAACTTCGATGCCGACTGCCGCCTGATGATAGCGAACCCTGCGGCAGGCGGTGCCGGGCTCAACCTGCTCGGCTACCCACCCGGACATCCAGAACTCGCGTCGACCGACTGCACGCTGTCGATGTACATGTCGCAGAACTGGTCGTCGATACACCGTCGGCAAAGCGAGGCGCGCAATCACAGACGCGGCACTCGCAAGCCCATCCGGTACCTCGACTTCGTCGTGGCAGGGACGATAGACGAGACGATTCGGGTGCGCGTACTAAAGAAGATAGAGGCGTCGTATAGCATATCAGATGTTCGAGAGATCCTGCGAGCGATCAGAGATGGAGTCGTCGATGAAGAATAGAAACATAGTCCTAGAGCCGACTCGGTTCACAGAGCACGAGGACGTCGAGTACGTCTTCGGCACGGAATCGCGACGCAGCAGCATCTGGTCGCCGAACTTCGTGGTGGAGCTCGAGGACCGACTGCGAGAGATGCAGTTCGACCCAGAGCACGACCACGTCGTGATCGTCGGGCACATGGTGAACATGGTGATACTGACATCAGTGCTGGTCCGCCTGTACGGCGGTTTCCAGGCCCTGATGTGGAATGCCGTTGATCGAAACTACGTACTAAGAAAGATCGGAGAGCCACATGTTGCAAGAGTGTAAGGATATATACAGCCGTATGAAGGCAGCGCACGAAGACGCCTATAAGATCGTCCTCAAGCTCAAGGAGATCGTCCCCAAGACGGGCGACGTGAAGGAGCTCGCAGACATCGTGCACGCGACTGACAGCGTCATCAAGTTCTGCAAGGACATAGAGAAGGAAGCTCGCATCATACACGAGCTCGCCGAGAAGATCGGCTGCGCGATATGGGTGAGGATGGGGTGTGCTGACCCGATCAGGACGCCGTACACGACTGGCACGCCGGTCGTCAAGATGATGGTGTCGCTGCCCAACAGGAACAAGGACCCGGAACGGTTCGCCACGTTCATGGAGTCGCTGGGCATCGCCCGCGAACTCTGGGACGTGCCGGCAGACTGCAAGCCAGCAGTCGCGCCGAACTGGCCGGGCATGCTCGACTACGTGTCAGAACTGGCAGCCCAGGGACGTCCGTTCCCGCCCGGGGTGGACCCAGACCGGACGTACCCGGTCTACGCCATAACAGTAACTCGACGAAAGGAGCCCGACGCAGAGTAAGGGGACACCAATAACTTCAATCACAAGGATACTTCAAGATGGCTAAGACGAAAGAACTAGCAGTACCGGCGAGCGACGAGCGCCCTTCGTTCCTCGCAGTAGCAGACGGACAGAAGCCGATGGGCCACGACGACCTCAAGGCGTTCGTCCGACCACCGCGTCTCAAGGTGGTGCAGAAGATGTCAAAACCGCCGTTCACGGACAACAACGTGGAGGGCGACCTCATCCTAGTCCCGCAGCTGATCACTGTCGCGCCCATCGACCGCGACGAGCAGAACCGTCCGGGAAAGCAGGGCCGGCCCTTCTTCTTCGTGCCGGTCTTCTTCTTTCCAGAGTGGATATCGTGGAACCCACTCAAGCTCAAGGGCAGCGAGCCTGCGATACGAGAGCGGTCGTTCGATCCACGAAGCGACATCGCACGAAAGTCGAGAGATCCACAGCTCCGCTCGGAAAAGATGCCTGGCACGTCCGACGACGAACTGAAGATCAAGCACCAGGAGCACCTCAACTTCGTCATCATGCTGCTCTCGGACGACCCGACCGGCGGAATGCCGATCGTGATGTCGTTTGCCAAGACAGCGCACAAGCACGGAAGCAACCTCTGCTCGCTCATCGCGATGCGGAAGGCCGATGTGTTCGCGTGCGTGTTCCAGGGCCAGGTGAAGATGGAGTCCAACGCGAAGGGCGACTTCTACAACATCTTCCCGACGAATCCAGACACCAAGTTGGGACAGGCCCCGTGGATCCAGGACGAGGCCGTGTACGCACGACTGCGTGCGTCGCACGAAGAGTTCGCCGAGCTGCACAAGGCGAGCCGGATCGTCGTAGACCACGACGACGAGGACGTCGACGAGGTGCCTAAGGACAGCTTCTAGAGAACGCCCGGCGCACGTCCTCCCTATAGGCCTTCTGGGAGGACCTCTGTGCCGGGCTCTGGGCTGTTACGGTTACTGGGTTGGCGTGGCACACATCAGTCCAGAGAGGCGTTCAACTCGTCTCCAGCCCACTTGGTGCACTCGTCTAACGGTAGGACGCTGCCCGGTACGTAGAGGCAGAAATGAGGGTTCGACTCCCTCATGCACCGCTTTCTTGTGACGGACCCGACGACTCTCCAATCAGAGCCAAGATGCCAGGACCGGCAATCAACGTACTAGCAGAACTCGAGCGCTGCGGCGTGAGGTACGACTGGGCTGGTGCCGACGAGGTGCGGGTGCTGTGCCCGTTCCACGACGACTCCACTCCCACTTGCCACATCAACGTAGCCAAGCGAGTCTTTCACTGCCCGGCTGCAGGCTGTGGCGAGGCGGGTGATGTAGTCACGTATCTGGCCCGCCTACTCAAGACCACCCGTCAAGTACTGCTGGTCGACTTGAGCAAGCGGTACAAGCTCGACGCCGACAAGGTCATCGACGCGGCACTCGTCGAGCGGTACCACGCCGGGATATGGAAGGCCGAGCCGCTGCTGGCAGAGCTCAGGAAGCGCGGCGTCGACGACGACCTCGTGAGGAAGTACCGGCTCGGTGTCGACGACGGCCGCATCACCATACCAATCACGAACGAGGGCGGCCTGGTAGTCAACGTGCGTCGCTACCTGCCGGGCGCCCCTGGCTCGCAGAAGATGAAGAACAGCCGCGGCCATGGCGCCATCAGGCTGTGGCCGCTCGACCAGCTCAAGTACGACAGCGTGGTGGTGTGCGGTGGCGAGATGAAGGCCATCGTCGCAGCACGGGAGCTCAACCCGCACGGCGTAGGCGCGGTGACTACTACTGGTGGCGAGGGCAACTGGGAGCCAGCCTTCAACCAGCACTTCAAGGACAAGCGGGTGTGGGTCTGTCTGGACGTCGACGAGGAGGGCCAGATAGCCGCACGAGACCGCTGCAACGTGCTGTACAGGTTCGCTGAGTGGGTGGGCAACGTCGTGCTGCCACTCGACCACGATAAGTACCCACACGGGGACATCAACGACTTCGTGGCTCTCGAGCATGGATCGTTATGGCCCTTGCTCGAGAGCTGCCCAGGCTGGGAGCTCCTCACTCGTGACACACAGCTCGACGACTCCGAGCCCGAGGACGTCGACCTCACCTCAGCAATGGCGGCGAGGTTCGTAGGCAAGCGGGTCAAGCTGCGAGCAGTCGTCGCGGCTATGGACACAGCGCCGTACGTCGTGCCTAAGAAGGCCGTCGTCAACTGCACACGAGACCAGAAGGCACTGTGCAGCGTGTGCCCCGTGTTCGGCACGGAGGACGGCAGCACGGTCGACGTGCATCCCGAGAGTGCCTCGGTGATCGACATGGTAGGCACACCGCGTGGCGTGCAGCGTGAGGCACTGATGTTGGCAGCTGGCATACCGCTGGCCTGCAAGGTAGCAGGGTTCGAGCCGACAGAATACTACAACGTCGAGGACGTGCGGGTATCGCCACAGCTGGAGATAACGAACCGCAGCGTCGAGCGTGTGATGCAGCCGGCGATGTGCATCGGCATGAGCATGGAGCTCAACGAGGGCTACGAGCTGACGGGCAGGATGTACCCGCACCCTAAGACGCAGCAGACGACGCTACTCATAAGCAAGTACTCGCCGGTGCAGGACGCCCTGTCTACGTACGAGCCACGCGACCTGGAACGACTGCGGGCGTTCCAGCCGGACGAGTGGACTGAGGAAGGGATCGAGGCGAGGCTGGGCAGTATCTATACTGACTTCGAGGCCAACGTCACTCGCATCTACCAACGGCGCGACCTACACCTCATGATAGACCTCGCCTATCACAGCCCGCTGCTGCTCCACTTCGACGGCAAGACTATGAAGGGCTGGGTGGAAGTGCTCGTCGTGGGCGACAGCGCCCAGGGCAAGACGGAGACTGCCGTCGGGATGATGCACCACTACGGGCTCGGGACGAAGGCCGAGTGTAAGAATGCCTCCGTCGCCGGTCTCCTGGGCGGCCTGCAGCAGATGGGACAGAGGTGGTTCGTCACGTGGGGCGTGCTGCCCACACACGACAAGCGGCTCGTAATACTCGAGGAGCTCAAGGGTGCCAGCGTCGAGGTGATCGCGAAGCTGACCGACATGAGGTCGTCTGGCATAGCAGAGATTGACAAGATCGAGAAGAAGCGCACTCACGCCCGCACCCGGATCGTCGCCCTAAGCAACCCGCGGTCCGACAGGCAGATGGCGACGTACAACTTCGGCATAGAGGCGGTGAAGGAGCTCATCGGCAACCTGGAGGACGTGCGACGGTTCGACGCAGCCCTGGTCGTGTCGTCATCAGAAGTCGACCCCGCGGTGCTCAACACACTCCGCAGTAGCAGGCCGCACGTGCCGCACCAGTACACGTCAGAGCTGTGTCGCAGTCTGGTACTCTGGGCGTGGACGAGGACGCAGGACGAGGTACTGTTCGAGCCCGAGGCCACCGACATGGTGATGCGAGAGTCCACGCGACTGTGCGACCAGTTCACCGACGCGCTGCCACTCGTGGACCGCGGGTCGATGCGCAACAAGCTCGCCCGACTGTCGGCGTCGCTGGCCTGCCGCACATTCAGCACAACAGAGGGTGACCTCACACGAGTAGCCGTGCGCCAGGCTCACGTCATGTACGCCTCACACTGGCTCAGTCGAGTCTACAACTCAGCACACTTCGGCTACGCCGACTACACGGCTGCTACACGACTCACGCAGTGCCTCGTGGACGAGCAGCTGGTCCTGGATCGCGTCAACGAACTGCCGTGGCCGACTGACTTCGCCAAGCAGTGCCTACACACCACGAAGATCGACCTTACTGACATACAGGACTGGTGCGGTTGGGACAGGTCAGAGTCGATGGACCTGCTCAGCTTCTTGGTGAGGAAGCACGCGTTCGTTCGCGACGGCAGGTCGTACAGGAAGACACCGCCCTTCATCAAGTTGCTGCGTCTGGCAACTGAGAGCGGCAAGTTGACAGACAGGCCGCAGTTCGTACGCGAGCCTAGAAAGCAGGAGTTCTGACATGAGAGAAGTACTGATGGTAGCAGAGTTCCACGAGAAGCTCGGCATCTCTCCCAGACAGCGGATGAGGTACAAGCCGTCGCAGATGCTGCTACAGTTCTCGCACGCGATCCACACAATGGCGCACGAGCTGGAACGCCGCGTGAATGACCCGGACGCGCGCTACCTTCGCGCCCACCTCGACCTAGAGGAGACGGCAGAGTTCGTCCACGCACTCGCGTGCGGGGACGAAGTCGCGGCACTGGACGCGATGGCTGACAAGCTGTACATACTGTGCGGCCACGCCGACGTGTTCGACTTGCCGCTGGGCGCTGCGTTCGACGAGGTCCACCGGAGCAACATGACGAAGAAGAAGCAGCCCGCAGACCCGAGTGCTGCTCGCGTGCGGCAGAAGGGGCCCAACTACTCGCCACCCGACCTGCGACGAGTACTACAGGAGCATCGAGACGGCAGCCGCTGCAGCTGCGACTGGGACAAGATCCGACAGCTGGTACAGCTCATGCAGCACAGCCCGGAGATGAAGGAAGACATGCTGCACTACGTAGACGCAGCACTCAAGCACGGAAAGACTCGTATGGAGACTCTAGGATGTACGACGCAGTAGGAATTCACGTATTCGCGGGCGGGTTCACAATGGGCGTTAAGAAGGTCATGAACTGTGAGACCCAGCTCGAGAAGCACGGCTTCGGTATCGAGACGGCCGAGGAAGTTGCCAAGGTGCAGGTGATCAACGGCGAGTGGCCAGACGTACCAGCGCAGATGGCGTTCGGCAACCCTCGCTGCACCGGGTTCAGCACGATCACGTCGGGCTACGACGAGACGGCACACGGGCCGTGGTCGAAGCAGACGTGTGACATACACGAGCTGTGCTCGTACGCGGCGGGCAAGTACGACATCGTGATATGGGAGTCAGTGCAGCAGGCTTACACGACCGGCAAGCCGCTGCTCGACTACCTGATCTCGGAGTACTTCGCGCCGCGAAACTACCGCGTGGCTCACGTGTTCATCAACGCCGCGTCGTTCAGCAACGCGCAGCAGAGGAAGCGATACTTCTTCGTAGCGTACCGCGACGACAGGAACTTCAACATCACGCCGCCAGTGATCGACCCGTACTATGCCACACTATATGACGCCATCTGGGAGGACAGGAACAGGGAAACTCGTGAGGTGAGGTTCTCTGCCAGCGACGAGTACGACCGAGACTGCTACATCAAGCTGACCGACAACGAGAAGGCGTGCGTGCCGTACCTGCCCACGGGCTGGGGGCTCAACACGCTTGCTCGGTTCAGGTACCAGTTCCTACCCGACAAGATGAAGTACGTCTGGGACACGAGAGTGAGCGACATGCCGTTCAGCCTGCACTGCATATCGAGGACGAACTGGCTACGGCCATGCCCGACCCTGCACTCCTCGGCCACGCGCTACATCCACCCGACGCACGACCGACCGCTGACCGTCGGAGAGCTGGCAGCAGTCATGGGATGGGACGACATACCGCGTGGCAGGATGCCGGTGCCGCAGCTGGCCAAGGGTGTGGTGCCTGCTGTCGGCGAGTGGCTGGCACAGCAGGCAGCGGACTACCTGGACGGCAAGTGGGCCGGTGACGACTGGGAATCGTCGTACGACCCACACGACTGCGAGTGGAAGGGCAGGAGCGTGAACGGCGCCCGCGAGAAGGTCTTCGACCTGACCCGCTACGTGGGCTCACAATTCGACAGGTCGCGATACGAGGTGACGGATGATGAACTATTCGACCATAGATACGGCCTGGGCAGAGACCATTCGAAGCCTGCTCGTCGAAGCCTCCCGACCTAGCGAGCGTGGTGACATGCGCGAGGTCGTCGGCTACTCGTTCTCGCTGATGGGAGACAGGACGTTCCTGTGCAACGAGCGGCGGGCGTTGTCGCCGACGTATGCCGCTGCAGAGACGCTGTGGTACCTCGGGCGCGGTGGGAGCGTGGAGATGATGAAGGCCTACGCGGCCCAGTACGTGAACTACACGGAGAGCGACGGCACGGTGTATGGCGCTTACGGTGCGAGAATAGCTAGGAACTTGTACGAGACTACAGACGGTGTGGTCGAAGACGACCTCCTTGACCTCGCCGTAGAGCAGCTGCGGCACCGGCCCGACACGAGACAGTGTGTCGTCTCGCTGTGGCGGCCCGACGACATCAGCGTGGTCGCGAAGGACCGGCCCTGCACGCTGTCGTGGCAGTTCTTAAGACGGGACGGGTACCTGCACATGGTGGTGAACATGCGGAGCAACGACGCGTGGCTCGGGTTGCCGTACGACGTGTTCGCGTTCACGTGCGTGCAGCGCCTGGTCGCTGACACCCTGAGGCTCGACGTCGGTAAGTACGTTCACAACGTCGGCAGCATGCACCTCTACGAGAAACACGTGCCACAGGCAAGACAGGCCCTGGACTACGAGCACGCTGGAAGACAGCACCTGTGGCAGATACCCAGCCGCATGGAAGAAGTGCCGCAAGCTATTGAGGCAGAGAGCAAAGTTAGGCATACAGGATGCGAGAGAGCTCTCTTCACTGGCGACATGCTGCGAGATCTATACTACTGCTGCGCCGACAAGTGGGTGAGCGGCCTGCGACAGTACTTACAATCACCCGCGCTAAGACACATGATGGAGGTTCACGATGCTCGTAATCGAGGGCGGAGACCTAGTGGGGAAGACGACGCTGGCAAAGAAGCTGGTAGCACGACTGGCTGACGAGGGCTACGTCTACAAGCACTTCTCGCGACTGCCTGACAAGTTCGACAGGTTCTGGGGCTACGTCGAGAACGCTGTGACGCGCTCGGTGCAGGACCGCTTCCACATGTCAGAAGTCATGTACAGCGAGATGCGTGGTGACGACACCATGCTGTGCCCGCAGCGGTACCGCATGGTAGACGGCCACCTGCGTACACGAGGCGCGCTCACAGTGATCGTCACGTGTGACGAGCGACTGCTGGCGAGTCGGGCACCACACGAAGACGAGATGTACGGCCGAGACCAGATACTGGCAGTGAATAGCATGTTCGAGCGGGTCGTCCAGGAGCGAGGCCAGTTCTCGCATCACGTTCACGGGCTCTACCACATGGACTTCGACGTGGCAGTAGAGTGCGACGACAGCAAGCCGTACCCCGACGACTACGACGTGGATCACATCATCACATCTTACAGCAGGAGACTAGCGACATGGCAGAGAGTAATGTCACAGGAACAGTACTCGCGACGATTACCAACTGTATAAAGAAGCACGACCTCAAGCCAGACCACCACCAGATGTACCGACTGGTGGAGTGCCTGGAGAAGGACGGCACGTCGCGAGCGCTGAGAGCTCGTGACACGTTACTAGCACTGATGTCTCGGTCGTTCATGCCAGCCGCGTCGTGGTTCATCGGTCCGGGCCTTCGAGATCTAGGAGTGGAGATAGATGCTGACGTTCGACAACGGCGGAAGACTGATAACTCGCGAAGACGAGCTGCCACCCGTGCCGGAAAGAATCGAGCGGCTGTACCTCGACTTCGAGACGAGAAGCGGCGATCCTAAGCTCGACTCGCTCCACCCGTGGCACAACTGCAGGCCGTGCGGGTTCGCGGTCACGTGGGACGACGTCCCGGGCGCGTGGTACGTCCCCGTGGACCACGACTTCGGGCCAGTCGTGCAGCGCGAGGCGGCCTACACGTGGCTCCGTGACATAATGTCTCGGAGTCACGTGTGGGTCAACCACAACGTGAAGTACGACGCGCACGTGTACGAGCTGAACGTCGGGAGGATCCCTCCAGGCGTTCAGCTCCGGTGCACGGTCGTGCGGGCGAAGCTGGTCGACTCGGACCGACAGTTCCGTGGTGGGTACGGCCTGGACGTGTTGAGCTCGCAGTGGCTGCACGAGGACATCAGTGCCGTGGAGCAGGCGATGGCACCTTACCTCTACCGCTGCAAGGACTACGGCGTGGTGCCGTCGGACGTCATGGGTTCGTACGGCTGCCAGGACGTGATCACAAACCGTAGGCTGGATCGTTACATCGACAACGCTATGGCATCCCAATGTTGTGAGATAGCGCTGGTAGAGCAGTCGCTGACTCGCGTGCTGCTTGACGTGGAGCAGCGTGGCATGATGGTCGACCCCACCGAGCTCAAGATCGCCGAGCTCAGGACGATGACCCAGATGCTGCAGCTGGAGGCAGAGCTTGAGGTTCTCGTCGGCAGGTCGTTCAGGCCGCACGTCAACGAGGACTGCTACGACGTGCTGTGCACGCAGTACGGGCTGCCCGTCATGGGGTGGACCGACAAGACAGAAGACGGCGAGGAGGGCGGCAACCCGTCGTTCGACAAGCAGGCACTCGCGGGCTACATGGTGCACCCACTGGCCCCGAAGGACGTCGTGAGTCGGATCGTAAAGTATCGCAAGCTGTCTACGTTCAAGTCGCTGTTCGTAGACGTGCTGTCTACCGAGCACGTGGACGGCGTGATCCACACGCAGTACAACCAGCTCGTGCGCACCGGCCGGCTCAGCTGCAAGTCACCCAACATGCAGCAGCAGGACAAGTCGAGCAAGATGCTGTTCCACCCGCGACCTGGGTACAGCTTCATGTCGTGCGACTACTGCTTACCGGCTGGCACGCTGATACCGACGCCGTACGGTGACAAGCCGATAGAGATAGTTGCCGCCAACTTGATGCCAGTACTGTCTGTGACAGACAGTGGAGAGCTTAAATTCTGCGCGACCTCGAGAGGTGGAAGAGTTGGATTCGGCCAGATATTCAAGATCACTTTCACCGACGGGACTACATTCGAGTGTACGAGCGACCATCCGATGATGAGACTGGACGGCACGAGTGTTAAGTGCAAGGACTTGGTCTCAGGAGACAGGATGGCACACGTTGTTGACACGACGATAGGGAAATATACATACTGGAAACTTAAGAGCAGCATCTACAGCAAGCACAAGCTTGTAGCTGAGTGGGCGACAGGATCTAAGATAGATAGCGACCTCTACCACGTGCACCACATCGACGAGGACAAGAATAACTGGTGCGTGAGTAACCTAGAGGTAAGAGGTTACTCTGAGCACATATCAGGCCATAGTAGGCAACGATATCTGTCGCAAGATCATGTAAAGCGAGTAGAAGCACTGCGCGAAGCTCTTAAGAATCGAAGATCATACGCATATGATGAGAACCCAAACTGGCAGGGTGGTAAGATCGTGGTTGCATGTGACACGTGCGACCGACCATTCGAGAAGTGGCCTTCGCAGGATACTAAATACTGCTCGAAAGAGTGCCGTAGCGCTGGCCGATCAGCGAGTCATCAGAAGCGAAGAGTTGAAGTTACCTGTGAGACGTGCAGTAGGACCTTCGAGACTCTGCCCGGAAGACCTCGAGTCTTCTGCTCGAGAGCTTGCTCTAACCGATCACCTGTAAAGACTGCAAAAGACGATAAGAACTATGAGGTGCTAAGCGTCGAGTACGCTCGCGACGACTGGTACTACAGCATAACTGTTCCTGAGACTGGTACTTACGTCACTACGAACGGGCTCATAAATTCACAGAGTCAGATCGAGTTCCGGTTCATAGTCCACTATATCGACGAGCCACACGCCGTGGAGGCTTACAACCGCGACCCAGATACAGACTTTCACACGTGGGTCGCCGAGCTCTGCAAGATCAAGAGGAAGCCGGCCAAGACTGTCAACTTCATGGTGGCCTTCGGCGGCGGCAAGAAGAAGACGATCAAGACGCTGTCGAAGAACGACGACGTGATCGGCGACATCACGCAGCAAGTCGAGAAGCTAATCGCAGAGGGCAGGGTGGACCGCGCCGACGCGAAGCTGGTGTTCGACCAGCTCTGCGAACGGAAGGCCGTTGACATGTATGAGACCTACCACGCCACGCTGCCCAACCTCAAGCGCACGTCCCGACGCGCCGCGTCAGTCTGCGAGCGGCGGGGCTACGTCTACACAATCATGGGCCGGCACCGGCACATCCCGAGGGACAAGGCGCACATAGCGTTCAACACGATCAACCAGGGCAGTGCTGCTGACCTGATGAAGGAGCGCACCGTGGCGCTGGCCGAAGCGATCCGTGGCAGGGACATCCACATCGTCGCGAGCGTGCACGACGAGGTGCTGCTCGAGATGCCAACTGCTGTCGCACACGATCCTCGGACGGCTCGTGACCTCGCGAACCTGATGGAGCACCCGCCGTTCGAGCTGCGAGTGCCCATCAGGTGCAGCATAGGAGTGAGCGACCACACGTGGGCGCAGGCCGGCAGCGACGACGTCAGCGGCCCTGTGTCCTACGATCCCAGCGAGTGCGGGCTGTTCGATCACGTTCCTAACACGTCGACACACTGATGTCAATAGGCATTTTGTGCCAAATAGTCAAACTATCTATTTTAACACTATCTAGATTGTCTATTTTATCTATTTTACCAACCTGTTCCAATGGCTCTATATCGCCTTGGTCCGTTGGACGATTCGATATACCAATAGACCCAGTTTTGGGCGAAATTTGATGCCAGATGGACACAAAAACAGCCCAGATCGCTCTAGAATATAGACTCGCGGTATATTTCGACAAAAACTCGGGTACTTTGAAAAACTTTTAAGAAAATGAAAATATCTTAAGAAACCTGTTTACATCGAACTCTACTGTCGATATATTCTACATAGTTGATTACTACATACTACTGGAGACTGAAACATGTTCACCGCAGTCAAGCAGACCGACACTCACAAGCAGTTGTTCAAGGCTGCGAAATCATTACTGACAACATTTAGAGCAGACATAAATGGCGCTGACAGTTATGTCTACTTGCTTAATGACCTGATATTCATAGAGGACGCTGATGACGAGACGCGCTCAACGTCGTGCATCCGTTTCACCTTGTACGATTGGAAGCCAACTGACATCATCGACGCGCTCAACGCATGGCTCGCCCAATAGCCGAAACGGCCGCACGGCCGTCCACGCGATCTTACCCACGCGTGCTGACGAGGCAGGTTACCTCACGTACACAAGGAGAGTTAGACCATGGCAGTAGTTCACAAGCACGGTAAGCCAGCACAAGCAGCCGCTCCCGCAGCACCAGCATCGGCCGCTCCCGGCACGAAGGACGAGAAGGCAAAGAAGGTCAAGCGCGAGCGCGTCCAGTACCCGATTCCCGAGGGCGGCCTCGAGATCTATCCGACCGACTACGACTCGAAGAAGTTCAAGCCGCTGAAGAAGAAGGACTTCAAGGACGAGGCGCTCTACATCGAGGCTCGTGCCACCCACCTCGAGACGCAGGCCAAGAACTTGCGCGAGGAAGCCGCCAACATGCGTAAGATGGGCGGCGTGAAGGACAAGGGCAAGGCGAAGCGCCTGCTCGCGATGCAGAAGCGGATGGCCGAACTCAAGGCGTCGCTGGCCGGGGAAGGTGTCGACGTCGACGCCCTGCTGGCCTCGATGGCTGCACCGACCGAGGCGTAGTACTTCCCGTCACAGGCAGTCTGGGCCGTCGATTCGACACCCAGACTGCCGGGATCGGGGCGCATTACATACTACGGAGGTTGAGATGTTAAAGCGAGTAACGCTGGAGTTTGACAATTCTACGCAAGCATTCGGCTTCTGCCGCGACTGCAGTCAGTGCGACAGGTTAGTTCCGATCATTCACAACGACCAACGGTCTGTAACCGTCGACATCGACGAGAATAACGTCGACATAGACATGAGCGCGATCGCCGCACTACTCTCGGTCGAATAAATTTCGTAAGACCTATTGACATCTATACCCGGATATGGTATAATGTCGCCATCACATACTACATACTACGGAGGCCTTAATGGCTACTACACGCAAGAAGCGTCGCACGGAGATCTTCTCCGACTTCTCTCACGAACAGTCGTGCGTCTGCCAGGACTGGGCGGACCAGATGGCCGCTGACGGCTGGTCTATCGAACTATTCGCCTGGTGCAAGATCGCACAGCAGTGGACCGTGATCGCCAAGAAGGAGGTGGACGATGGTCGCAGATAAGAAGTCCGTACAGCAGGAGATCGCGGACCTGGAGGGCACCCGCCGCGGCCTGGAGAACCAGATTCGAGTCACCCAGACCAACATGACGAACGTGGAGTTCGTCGAGCGGTCGATCGCCGAGCACCGCGCTCGGATCGAGTGGCACCAGAAGTGCATCGAACAGCTGGAATACGGCCGCGACAACGGCTCCCAGATCGTGGCAGACGCCCGGGAGAAGATCGCCCGTATCAACAAGCAGGTCAAACGCCTGCGACACCGACGTGACGTCGAGCGGATGCTGGAACTACAGCGGTCGATCAACGAGGCGAGCGAGCTACTGACCGCTGAAGAGCGGCAGTCGCTCGCTGCACTACTGACCTCAGGAGGTGACGACGATGCGTGACCAGGTGCTCGCCTGGCACGACGAGTACTGCCAGAAGCTCGAAGAGTTCTGTCTGTGCGTGATGCCAGGCGCGGTGTTTGTCCGCCCGAAGGTGGAGTTCCACGTGGAGGGCAAGAACCGTGCGGGCGGCTACAGCCGCGGGTCGCATACCTGCCACTACTACCTACCGTACGTCGCCATGGGCGGCTACGAGGAGACCGTGGCCCACGAGGTCTGTCACGCGTACCAGAAGCAGGTGCTACCGGAGTCCCGGTGGCACGGAGACTTCTGGAAGTTCCTACTGCGGGTGGTGTGCGGCTTCGAGAACGCAGAGCGGTGTCACCGCCTGCCGGTCGAGAAGGCACGTAAGATCGGAAAGTTGTTGAGACTGTCACAGATACTACGTACTACGGGAGACTCAGATGGAGTGTAAGATAGTAGAGATACGTGATCGCGCGACGTTCATACCGGCGATGGCCGTACGACTCAGCGGAGAGTGCTCGGATCAGGAAAGATGGCTGCTGTCGCGTGCTGGTTTCGGTTTGAAGCGCGAGGACCAGGAGCGATACGTGATCCTCATACACCTGGGCACTATGGAGTGTAACTACGACCCTCACCAGTGGGGTGGTGGGCGCACGATGTGTGAGGCACACAAGTGGATCGTCGACCACTGGGACGAGGTCGTGGTGGGACAGGTCGTCGACGTGCAGTTCATACTCGGTGAGACTCCAGTAGCAAAGGTGTCAGAGCGATGAAACACAAGTGTAAGACGTGGAGGCCCGGAATCGAGTCGCGGTACGTCCAGCTCAAGCGGGACGGCATCTGGCTCGAGCTGACGCGGGCCAACCTGCGATACGCAGCGACCAGCAAGCCGTCGTATGTGACAGCTGCCGTCGAGAAGTGCCTGGGCCGCGACGTGTGGGCGGGCATGCCCGACGGCACCACGGTATACGGCGAGCTGTACTCGCCCGGAAAGCCAGCCAGCGACGTAAAGAGCGCGCTGGCGGACGGTCGCCCGCTGGCGTTCGACGCCTTCGCGATCGGCAGCAACCCAGACTACACGCTGGAGCACGTGCGGGACGTAGTACGCGAGTGGGGGTTCCACTTCGCGCCGTTCTTCGCACTTAACAATAAGCCACTACCCTCCCTCTTCAAGGCAGACGAGCCGCAGACGTTCTACAAGTTCTGGAAGGGGTTTACTGACTGCGAGGGAGTCGTCTACAAAGACAGCAACCTCGAGGGGTGGCACAAGTGGAAGCCGGTACGAACGATCGACCTCGTCGTGGCAGGGTTCGAGGACGGCAACGGAAAGCACCTCGGACTCGTAGGGTCGATGCTCGGAGCGGTGTACATGCCCGACGGGAACATGCACATCATCGCGAACGTCGGCACAGGGATGAGTGACGACCTGAGAATGGACGTGAGCCTCGATCGGGAGAAGTATCTAGGTTCGGTGATCGAGGTGGAGTACCAGTACGTCGGGTCGCAGGGTCGCCTGCGGCACCCGAGACTGAAGTGTTTTAGGGACGACAAGCTAGGACGCGAGTGCTTGCTCGACCAGGACCCAGACTTGGAGGCAGCATGGCGAAACTAGTTTCGACTGCTCTCGTAGTCATAATCGTAATGGGCATACTATTTGCTCTGATTAAGAATGCTGTAGACGCAGCTAATAAGACTATCTCACAAGAGGACGCGATCAACTTAAAGCAGGTTATGGACAAGAATGGTATCCGAGTGTGGAAGTTCCGTGACGGGAATCACAGCTATCTTGTGACTGATGGGTTCCTACTCGAGATCAGAGAGGAGGCTGAAGCACGATGACACGGACCATGCTGATAGGCGAACGGTTCAACGGCCCGCGACGAGAGCGGTGGGACGAGCTCTGCAAGAGCGACCCGGGTGGCTGGCTCGAGCTAGCAGTACGGCTGGGCGCGTTTCACGACGCGCGGTCGCGCTCGCGGCTGGCGAGCATAGGAATCACGTTCAACGTTCCGACGTGGGCGATAGGCAGCGTGCAGGGTGAAGAATCTTCGTCCTGCACGCTGTCGAGTCCCACGGTGGACCGCACGATGAACCTGCTGCCGCCCGCGCCGCAGAAGGTACGATGGGCGCCGACGCTCGCGGGACAGGTGGCGATAGCGTGGTACCCGCACCTGCTCGACTACGAGGTGACTTACCTCTGCGGCCGGAAGGTAGCGTCGGCGTTCGGTGTGCCGGTCAGCGGACCGATCCCGTCGCGGTGGGGCCTGAGCTCTGCCGACTGGGGCGACTGCTTCCTGCTACAGGACGACGAGGAGTGTGACCACACCCTAGTCGTCCTCCCACATCCATCAGGACTCAACAGATTCTGGAACGACGAGATAGCCGTGGAGCTGGCAAGGGAGATGCTGTCATGAAGAAAGTATGCAAGACTGCAGGATACGAGTACGAGTGGCTGAGGACTGCCCCGCCCGGCACTGCTGTGCGAGTCCTGGATGCTGGGGACGGATGGTACACGTACGACTGGTACGACGGGCAGCCGGCGCTCCACGCGTCGCACGTGTGGCTCTTCATGAAGAAGCACGTGTGGGACTACGGCGCGGGGCCGGACTTTTGGATCGACAAGAACAGGTACGTCGACCACGTGTACGAAGTGTCACGAGGTCTGGACGTGCGCGATAGTTTGGTGACGCTAGTGCTCAACCAGATATGGACGCTGAGCGTCACACCGGTGCGGTACTGCCACGGCGACCTCACGCTGCTCAACGTCGTCGACGGTATGGACGGCCTGAAGCTGATCGACCCGTGCGACTGTCACGGCCTGCCGTGCAGGGAGCTCGACGAGTCGAAGCTCATGATGTCACTCGACGGCTGGGACTTCGTCAAGACTGGCAGGTGGCCCGACGTGCGATCACGGATCCCGGGCGTGCGTCGCGTACATCACGCGCTGCTGGCCACTCACTACCTACGAGCGCTCGCTCACAGTGAAAAGCATTGTGAGCGGGCGCTGGAGTTCTGTCGTGACCGGTTCTACGAAATCGCTGAGGCCATAACATGAAGAAAAAGACGTACCTTATCGACATCGATGGCTGCCTGCTCCGCCACTTCGAGCTGGGCCCTGCCAAGCAGTGGTTCGAGACCGGACAGCCGCTGCCCGGGGCACGCGACTGTCTCGAGCGGCTCGAGATGGACGGCGCGCACATCGTTCTGGTGACTGCCCGGCCTGAGGTGTTCAGGGAACTTCTCGTGAAGTCCCTGCACGCCCACGGTCTGGTCTACCACCAGCTCGTGATGGGAGTGACCAGCGGCGAGCGTGTGCTCGTCAACGACCAGAAGCTGAGCGGCAAGGCCGCTACGGCGATAGAGATGACCCGCAACTCTAACATAGGGGACTGGATATGAGGACCGGAGTGCTACTGTGCGACGGGCCGTCGACGCGGCTGCCCAACAAGTGCATGCTCCCGCAGAGGAACCGCTTCATGGTGTGTGAGTCCGGGCTGGGCTTCCTACTGAAGAGCGGCCACTGCGACGAGATCGTCGTGCCGGTGTGGAAGAATGGGCTGCTGAAGGACGTGATCCCGACTCGTGGCTGGCCTAGCAACGTCAGGCTACTGCCGGAGGCCACGCAGGACGGCCCGGTGGCGACAATTAAGCGTGCTGCCTACTGGGCTCGAGAGGGCCAGCTGCTGGTAGCGTACGGCGACAACTACTACTCGGGCGAGGAGCCCGAAGTCCCGAAGACTGCCAGTAACCGCGCCTGCGTGCGCCAGGGCCTCAGGCATACCGAGCAGCTGGACGCGTGTGTGAGTAGGCCGGCTGGGCCGCACTGGGCGCACCGCGACAGCCTAGAGAGGGAGCGCCTGATCGGCCACCTCGCTGGCTGGATGCTCCTCGACGTCGCGTGTGTCCTGTCGTACAGCGGCAACGACGTCCTCGTCATGCTCAACACGTTCAAGGCGCTTCCAGAGGTGTACGGCAGTTCGTACGACTGGTCCGATCTCGGCACGCCCGAGAGCTACAGGAGGCACTTATGCGGTCAGTAGTAGTGTGTAAGAGCGGCAGCGTGCTGGGAAGCACGTCCGCGTCGGGAGAGGCGGGCGAGACGGAGGGTGTGCTCAGGCACTTCGTCGGCCGTGGCGACGTGCGTGTCGTCTACTTCGGTCGCGTCAACGGGCAGCTGCCCGACGGCGTGACCCATGTAGACCCTGACGTGGGTGGCGTGGACGAGTGGTGCACTGCAGCCAGGCAGCTCGAGGGCTTCGAGAACAACTGGGAGCGACTGCGGGACTGCGAGGCGCTGTGCGTCATCAACGTGTGCGGCTACTCGCCGACGATGTCACACGTTGACAACCCACACGGTGCCCAGGTGCAGGCTGCCGCCATACGGTACAACGCGCCGATGCTGGACTTCTTGGAGAGGGCACGCGTCCCGAGAATCTGCGTAGTCACGGACCCCCGCCTGTACCCGAAGGACCAGGAGATGTCGCTCGGGTGGGAGTGGGCCCGGCCGCGGGCGCTACTCGACCAGTGGAGTCTCGACGCGAGGCAGGTCGTGGGCGGTGTGAAGTACGCACGACGCTCGGTGTACGCTGCCTGCCAGTCGTGGGCGTGGCTGCCACAGCGTGAGAATTCCGGCACGGTGCCAGCCTGCGTGCTCGGTCACGCGCACGTAGAGGACGGGATCAAGAAGGGCAGCTGGGGTCCGTGGTGGGACATACTGCCGCGGCTCGATCAGTGGCCCGACTGGCTGTACGTCGCCGGGAAGGGCTGGGACAGTCCTGACTCCCGAGTATGTCAGAGACACTACAAGGGCTGCGTCAGCCAGCTCGAGATGACGAGGATGCTCACGTCTGCACGCTGCTGTCCTGTGGTGGCGCACACGCCAGGGTTCTACACGGGCAAGCCCCACTTCCTCATGAGCCACGGGTGCGTCCCGATCCTGTACGGGCGGGGCGAGAAGCACACGTGGGACCTGGAGGAGAGGTACCTGTCGATCAGATCGCGTGCGCGAGTCACGAACTGGTACGAACTGCGAAGGGAGATAGAGGGTATGCAGGGCGACGAAGTATGGAAGTTCATGCAGGACTGGTGGCGGAAGAAGCTGCAGCCTAAGTGGGAGAAGCTGGACGAGTGCGTGGACGAACTGCTCTCCGGTGCGGGTACCGAGAGCCCAGAGTGGTGGACCAAGTATGGAGGGTACAGGAAGTGCTGATGCGACAGGACGTCGAGCTGTTTGAAGAGTACGTGAGGGCGCCTCACAGGGTCAGAACTAACACGGAGAAAGCAGCACTTACACAGGCGGTCGTACGACTCGCCGGTGTGGGTGCTGCAGTCGCGAGGTCGTATGAACGAGTCGGCACGGACCAGGAAGCTGTGCGAGGGGCTGAGGAAGCTCAACGCGATGGTGTACGCAGCAGTGGCGGGCGAGAAGGGGACGAGTGGGTGGCCGGACCGCTATGTCCACCATCGTACGTGGCAGGGGTGGCTGGAGTTCAAGGACGGCACGAGGAAGTGCACGCCGCTGCAGCAGGAGATCATCCGAGGGATGAACGCCCGCTGTTGCGGAAGCGCGTACGTCGTAAGGCACGGAGCTAACACGATCGAGAATCACGACGGTGAGGTGCTGGCGACGTTCGACGGCACCGCGACGTCACTACTGGGAGCTCTGGAGGACTTATGAATAAGATAGTACTGACCGGAGTCGTGATGACCTTCATCACGCTGGCGGCGTTCATCATACTGGCGTTCACGATCGGATACGACGCCGGACGGCACTCGCGACACCGCGAGGTCGTAGACTACATCACCCGACAGAGCGTGCTGACACGACGACTGATACGGCTCGGCGACGAGCAGACGATGCGTGAGGTGGAGAAAGAATCCCTAACACTGGAGAAAGACAATGGGTCAGATGGTAATTCCTAGGACGTACCTGCTGGGCGTGACGCAGCCCGACCGCGACGAGCTGCTGCGGTACCTGCGAGAGACTGGACAGGAAGAGTTCATGAGGCAGTTCGAGGAGGCAGAGCAGGAGGTGGGCGGGGCGCTGTGTCTCGTCAGCTTCTACGCCAAGCTGTGCTACAAGTCGCTGGTGCTCGGTAAGAACAGCAACGTCACCGCGACGCGAGACATCCTTGAGAATCTCACAGGATGTCTCGCGCAGGGGCACGGGTCCGTCTTCGAGCACGTGACGCTGAACTTCGTGACGACGAACTGCTCGCGGGTGTTCACGCACGAGCTCGTACGACATCGCGCGGGCACGGCGTTCTCGCAGACGAGCGGGCGGTACGTAAGCATCGACTCGCTGGACTTGGTGCTGCCGCCAGAGCTGACACGCGACACGCCCTGCGAGTGGTGTCGTGGCGAGGGTACGGAAGAAGGGTGCGACACTAGGTGTCGCGCGTGTGACGGTCTCTGCACACTCGACAAGGTGTACGAGAGGGCCAGGTCAGACATCGAGATCGTGCTGCAGAACCTGCGAATGGCGACGGTGCCCGAGCATGCAGACTTCGCGACCAAGAAGCGCCTCACGTCTGCCATACGACGGCTCGCGCCGAACGGGCAGGCCAACGAGATCGGGTGGTCTGCCAACGTGCGGGCGCTGCGACACATCATGGAGATGCGCACGTCGCCCGTCGCAGAGTGGGAGATGCGGCAAGTCTTCAACGACGTGTACGACATCGTCGCCGCACGCTGGCCACTGATGCTGCACGGCGCTGAGGTCACTCATGAGGGTGGCCTCATCGCTGTGGAGGGACTTGGAGTATGAGGTGGTTCGACGTCTCGCTGCCCGGCGTGGCCGGTCCGGTGGTAGGTCGCGAGCTTGCGAAGGGGATGGTCGAGCTGAGGATAGGCACGTGGGTGCGCCTCACCGTCACGAAGCGTTTCCTGCAGGACAGCGGCGCCCGGGCCACCGGGTGGCGGGACGAGCCTGGAGAGTGGCGTGGCGTTCACGCTACACTGATACGACTGCCAGAATGGGTGTGACATGAAAGACCTAATCGAACAGGATGGCGAGTTTTACGTGGCTACTGGGGAAGTGCGAAAACCAAAGAGAGGCGAATGGTTTTCAAGCCAGCCAGATAAGTGGCTGTTGATGTACGACGTAGACGCAGAGGCGACACGCGAATACCAAGTCTACCACGAGCTCGACAAGCAGACCGTGAAGTTTGTGCTGGACTATAAGCCGGAAGGCGTGTCGTTGACATTGAGGGAGTACTTAAGAAATTCGTCAAAAGATATGACACCTTATGCACACGACCCGTATCTCAGGCAATGGGCAACCTACATGCTCGACGCACTCGAACGATTGGAGAAGTAAACCGATGGGACCAACATTCTTGATGACGGTTTGGTGTGGCATGAGCATTATGTCGATAAAGTGTTTTTTGAAAACGGACGCCGGCCATGCGTATGCGGAAGCGTACTGGCTTGTGCTTTCGGCGTTTGCTTTAAGCAATGCAGTTGCGTGGGCTGTCAGAATGAGCAAGGAGAAGTAAACCGATGGACAAAACATATCGCGTGAAGCTGCTGGATTTTGTGAAGCTTGCTGACGGCCACTGGGTGGCACAAACTGCCTTGGTCCGATACGGATATTTGCGTTTCCCGACCAATTGGTAATGCTCGTAATGAATTAACGAGATTGGAGAGCGTATGAAAGTTACTGTGACGTGGCTGGACGGCAGCAAGCAGAGCTTCCTGGCTGCCGACGAGTACGACGAGGACCCGGTGCACAACCGGGCCACCTTCTACCTCGCCGAGAGTGGGAAGCCTGTCGTCGAGGTGAATCTCGAGGCCGTGAGGTTTATCTACTTCGAGTATTGACACCGGGAACTCTGCAGGTTATAATAGGTGCATGGAAATGCAAGCGATATCAGGATGTGTTGCACAAGTGTACCTGGTCGCGGAGAAGTTAAAAAATTACACGATGCAAATGATATATGGTGACAGTTCTATATACTACTACTACTACTACTACTACTACAAAGGTCTTTTTACCTATACAGTTCTCTTCAGAGACTGTTTGAATTGAATTCATATCGATTTCATTTGCATAGTGTCGAATTTTGACTTTTGGGCGGCTCGGTACACTTGAGCTGCACTTGTGAGTTTCGCTTGCATCATTAGGAGATCCGTAGAATGAAGAAAGAACTACCAGAAGACAGAAGATGCCCTGTCTGCAACAGGAAGATAAGCTCTCGCAGTAGGTGGGCAGTGAAGCGGCCTATCCCAGTCTGTCGTAGGTGCGCGAGGTCTGGAGCAGGGGAGGCTGTCGTCCGATGACGCGAAAATATGATGCGACGAAGAGGCGCGAGGACGCGGCGATCCGAAAGGCGCGGCAGGCGATGGAGTTCCTCGAGCGGATGGAGCGCCGCGAGCGGGTGAGAGCTCGCAGGAGGCCACGGCCCGAGGTGCCCGAGGACTACAGGTGCCCGAGGTGCGGGAAGACCCGTCTGCGACGCAGGCAGTGGCGGCTGGCCGAGGACGGTAGCACCGTGTGCGTGACCTGCAGCAGGCAGCCGAGACCGCTGCCGCCAGGATGTGTCTGCCCGAGGTGCCAGAGGAGACTGCCGCGGCGTGAGCGGTGGGACATGCGCAGCGAGCCGCTCGTGTGCAGGCGCTGCTCGGCCGAGAGGAAGGAAGCTATGGAGGTACTCAGTGATGTCAGGACTTCAGTGGCTGGAGGAGAATCCCAGAGCAGTCCGATGGCTGTTGAGGAAGTACCCGAGCCACATGCATGACGACCTGTGGGGCGTGTGCGTGGATCGCGCCGAGGCGATCATGGCGACGTGGGACGGCACGAAGGGTGCGACGATGGGCTATCACATGGTCAAGAACCTGCGGTGGTACATGTGGAAGTGGGTGCGCCGCAGGCAGCGTGACGCAGAGCGCCATCCCGAGAACTCGGAGCGCGTGGGGTCTACATACGTAGCTCCTGACACGCTCGAGCACAGTGACGAGGTGAGGTCGGTCATGGACCGCCTCACGCCGTACGAGCGGCACATCGTGGTGCTGCACGCGGTAGACGGCATGAGCTTCGAGCAGGTCGCCGAGCTCGTGCACAGCAGTAAGAACACCGTGAGGCTGCAGTACCTGGCAGCCGTGGAGAAAGCAAGATGCCGATAGTAAGTGACGACTGGGTCCTGTTCACACCGACGAAGTGCGGCACTACATCGCTCGAGGGACTGCTGACCGACAAGCTCCGCGTGGCAGTGAAGGACGTGCCCAGACACAGGATGATCCTGAGAGGGCAGGAGCTCCACAAGCGACGGTTCATGGTCGTGAGGCACCCGCTCGAGCGGTGGTGCTCGATGTTCTGGGCCATCGACCGCTGGACGGCGAACGGCAGCCACCCCTTCATGTGGGAGTTTGCCGGGCAGTACGAGGGCTTCGCACGGGAGTGGCTCAGACGGCGCGCGGAGCGGCCGTACGACTCGTGGCAGAAGGACCTGACCATATACACGAACAACAACACGGAGAACGCGCTGCTGTGCAAGCCCGAGAAGGTGTTCAGGTTCGAGACAATGTTAGACTTCTTACTCTACGAGATCGCGACCTTCCATCCTTACTGCGACGGCGAGGACTGGGCTTTCGCTAAGAGGGCCGAGTGGTGTACCATGCTCCCGCACCGCAACAAGACTGCCGACAGGCCGTCGGTAGAGGAGACGCTGGCCAAGATACCACAGGACCTTCTCGCAGGTATTATGGACTGGGCGAGACCGGACCTGGAGCAGTGGTATGACCCCTCGTAGACCGGCGCACGGCCCACCCTCCTCGTGGTTCACGGGACCGGCGCCTCCTAAATTCCAGTGTGAGGCTACACGTCACAACGGGCTGCGGTGCCGCAGGTGGAAGAGGCCGAGGGAGGACGGGCTCGGACACTATCGCGTGTGCAGCTACCACCTCGCACGCACGCCGCACGCAGGTAAGACTCACACTAAGCTCCTTCCCATGAACTACAAGAGGTACCTCAAGCCGGCACTGACCCGGGCGCTCGACGAGATGCTCAACACGTCGCCCACAGAGCAGCTCGCGCTCTTCGAGGAGCTCGCGCTGATTCGCGACGCGGCGGGACAGATCGTGGCGGGCTACTCGGACATACGCGAGAGACTAGACGCGCAGCCTGACAACGAGAAGTTGAAGGAGGCAGCGATCATGTCCGGGGCGCTGATGCGCGACGCGCTCAAGGAGGTGATCACCGCCTGCGAGTCCGCAGCCCGCGTGCAGGCCACGAGCAAGGAATCAGTATCAGCAGCCCACCTGAACTTCTTCGTCGAGCAGATCGTGCAGTGCGCGTACCAGAGCTTCGGAGACGATGTGAAGGTCGACGAGTTCATCAAGCGCGTACGCACCCAGATAAGAGTACCGACCAACCACGTCGAGGGCACTACGATCACTCCCGACGCTGACGTCATCGAGATGGACGAGACCGTACCTGATGAACATCAACATAGCGACGCGTGACTGGGCCCTCGAGAAGCTTGCCCAGGTGAAGCGTGCCGAGCCCTGGCACGACATGAGGTACGCCATGAGCCTGGGCTACATGGTGGCGAACCTTCCCGTGCCGCCTCGCAGGATCCTCGACGTGGGCGGGCCGTCACCGATGGTGCCGCTACTCGCCGAGATGTGGGGCGTGGAGGTAAGCAGCACTCCCGACGCGGACCTTCGCGACTGGTCGCCTGCTGCCGACGAGTACGACCTTGTGACGTGCTGCGAGGTCCTAGAGCACATTCACGACCTGCCCACGACCGATCCTGACAAGCGCGCGTGCTGGACCGGCAGCGGGCAGAAGAAGCTACTCGAGGACTGCTGCCGGGCACTCAAGCCGGGCGGCCACCTGTTCCTCACCACGCCGAACGCCACGTCGCTGCGAGTCCTGCAGAACGTAGCACGCGACGAGCACCCACGCATGTACGACCCTCACGTGCGCGAGCTCCGCGTGTGCGAGGTAGAACGCCTCGTCCCACAGGGCGGGCTCAAGATCGTAGAGTGCCGCGCCTGGTCCGTGTGGGACGACCTCGGCGTGCGCGACCACATGAACCAAGTGCTGCAGGCCGTGCGCCTTCTGGGTGGCGATCCTGCCGGGCGCAACGACGACATCATACTCTTCGCGAGGAAACTTTGAGCTTCAGACTGCTACCGTTCCCACCACACTGCGCAGGAGTCCACCGTTCGGGCTGGCCGTACGTGCACAGCCACCTGATGGACTACTGCTCGGACGATCCAGAGGCCACGCTGCTCGACGACTTCGTCGATGCGTCGTTCAGCTACCGTCACGTGCCAGAGCCGCACAGCTCGCCGTGGGTGGGGATCTTCCATCATCCAGCCCGAGTACACAGCCCGCTCGCGAGCGACAGGTCGTCGGTAGTGACGCGCCTGCAGCGGGACCGGATGTTCCGACAGTCCGTGCGTCACCTCAAGGGAGCCGTGTGCCTCTGCCCGCAGCTCGAGCCCGTGCTGCGCGAGTGGCTGGGCGTGCCGGTACTCGTCACGCACCACCCGACCGAGACAGATGTCACACAGTTCGACATAACGCAGTTTGACGCGACCGAGCGCCCGCCGCTGTTCCAGTGTGGGTTCTTCCTTCGCGACACTCGCTTCGTGTACCACCTCGACGTGCCGCGGTACGAGAAGGCACGCAGCCGTCCGTACACAGAGTGGGCAGTGAGGCGCGACGCGCAGCTCAAGTACGCGCTGGCACGCGGCGGCCCACCGCAGAGCAGCGCCGAGGTGAGGGAGTTCGACCGCCTGCCCGACCACAAGTACGACGAGGTCATGGCGTCGTCCATCGTGGTCACGCGACTGTTCGGTGCAGCGGCCAACAACGTCGTCGTGGAGTCGCTGGCCCGCAACTCGCCACTGCTCGTCAACCGCCTGCCCGAGGTCGAGTACTACCTGGGAAGTGGCTACCCACTGTTCTTCCGAGACCACGACCACGCGCAGCAGCTCCTTCGCGACTGGTCTCGCGTCGAGGCAGCGCACCAGTACATGGCAGAGTTCGAGGCACCGTGGCTCGACGCGGCAGTCTTTGCTGCTGAGGTCGCCGACTTCGTCAGGAGGGTCGCATGATAGAGCTCGACGGAATCACTCTTGACTTCAATCCCGACCAGCCACGAGACGATCACGGCCGCTTCGGTGAGGGTGGCGGCGGTGGCAACGTCGACGTGTCCAAACCTTGGACACCCGAGAAAGGAATGACGCTATACCACGCGTCAGAGAGCACCATCGATAACTTGTCGCCCGACAGGCCGATGTGGTTCACGCCGTCGCGCACGGAGGCAAGTGCGTACCTGGATACTGCGAGAGCGTCTAGTCCCAGCGGCACGCAGTACGCCGCCAAGCTAGAGACGACTAAGATAGCTACGCAGAGCGATGTAGACAGCCTGGCGAAGGAAGTGTTCGGTGACAACTTTTCTTATACGATGCTTGACCCGTCCGTAGGCGAGTACCCCAAGGCAAAAGTAAAGTCTTTCATCAAGACGCTCAAGTCTCGAGGCTTCGACGGGGTCATACACAACGACTATTCTGCCGTTAACAGCAACAAGGACGCGTACACACTGGTCGTGTTCAACCCGAAGAAGGCCGTCAGTGACTTTAAGAAGAACAGCATGTCCCTGTCACTCGACGGGGTAGAGCTGGCCTTCGACCCTGAGGTCACACCTCGTGACAACGGTAAGTTCGCACCCGGCCTGCGAGGGATCGACGACCCGGGTGACGTGCAGGTGAGGGACCTCGACGAGGCGTCGAAGAACCGGCTCGACAAGTTGCTCACCACCGGCCGAACGCCGTTCCCACGCGTGAGCCGCGACGACCTGCCGCCCGTGACGAACAGCAAGTTCCGGTCAGAAGGTAAGGTCGAGGACGTGAAGGTAGCTGACCTTATCGCGACGCAGCAGACGATCGACCAGGCGCAGGTCGGACAGTTTACTGACAGGTACCTGCGGGACGTGGTGGGAGCTGACGACCCCGTGAAGGTACTACGCTGGAACGACAAGCTCTACCTGATCGACGGCCACCACAGGGCTACTGCCTCCTGGGTAACCGGCGACGAGACTATAAAGGCTACAGTGGTGGACCGATGAGATGGGCCGTGCTACTGCTCACATTCACGATCACGATCACGTTCTCGTGGGGCGAGCGGCCGGAACGTGTGTTGCCGGCCGCTCGCACAACCGACCGGTCTAAGATGACGCTGGAGCAGTGGCTCGATACCTACTTCCCGACTAAGAGCATAAGTTACGAAGACGCAGAGATGTTCGGAGGCTAGCATGGCTTGGTGGTGGATCGCATGTATCGTCGTCGCACTGTTCATATGGGCCTTCCTGACGGTCCTCAGCTACGGGGCACAGTGCATGATCCCGTCGGGTGGCAGTCTCAAGCGGGTCGCAGAAGACAGCCTCATATTCTTCTTCGTGTCACTGCTCGTCGTCTTCCCAGTCGCAGGCGCGTGCCGCGTCGTACACCTTCTGATCTTCGGGAAGTAGATGCTCACACGAGCCTGGACACCCCTGCGATACCACCCGCTGCAGAGGGCAGCGTGGACGACGGGCGCGCGCTTCGTCAACCTGGCCTGCGGGCGGGGTAGCGGTAAGACGGAACTCGCACGACGTCGCAGCATACGCATGCTGCCCGTCAAGAAGCCGTGGCCGAACCCGATGTACTTCTACGCGCTGCCTACCTACAACCAGGCGCGCCGCGTCGCGTGGCGCCCGTTGCTGGACCTCATCCCGCCCCACTGGATCAAGAAGGTGAACCAGTCGGAGCAGATGATCACCACGGTCTTCGGCAGCGAGCTCCACGTCGTGGGCATGGACAAGCCGCAGCGCATCGAGGGCTCGCAGTGGGACGGCGGCGTGATCGACGAGGCGTGCGACCAGAAGCCCGGCGCCTTCGACCGCAGCGTGCTGCCCGCGCTGTCGCATAAGAACGGGTGGTGCTGGAGGATCGGCGTGCCCAAGCGTGTAGGCAGCGGTGCCGGCGAGTTTCGCAAGGCCTTCGAGACTGCTGACGGCGTGGAGTCAGTGTCCTTCACCTGGCCCAGCGAGGACATTCTTAGCGAGAAGCAGCTGCGGTGGGCGCGTGAGAACCTCGACCCGAAGGACTACAACGAGCAGTACCGCGCACGCTGGGAGGACGTCAGCGGCCTGATCTTCTACGCGTTCGACGAGGTGCAGAATGTCGACGCGAACATAAGCTACCGGCCCGACCTGCCGATCCTCGTGGGCAGCGACTTCAACGTGGACCCGATGTCGTGGGCTCTCGCCCAGCGTCCGGAGAAGCGAAAGCTCGACGTCTTCGACGAGGTGTTCATTCGCAACACGAACACACGCGAGGCCCTGGACTACCTTCACAAGAAGTACGAGCACCACAAGGGAGGCTGGGAGTTCTACGGCGACGCGACCTCGAAGAGTCGCAACACGCGCGCCTCGCAGAGCGACTACGCGCAGATCAAGAACGACAGGAGGTTCTACGGCGCGAAGGTGTTCTACCCTGACAGCAACCCTGCCCGGGCGAATCGCTTCGCCGCGTGTAACGCGATGTTCCTCAACGCGGACAACGAGCGCGCTTGCAAGATACACCCACGCTGCAAGCAGCTGATCGCCGATCTCACTACTCGTGCGTACGCACCGGGTACTACTGAACCAGACGACCACGGTGACATAGGACACATGACGGACGGGTTCGGGTATCTCGTGTACCGTCTCTTCCCGATCCGAGTAGCGATCAGCGCCACGCCCGGAGTCTACATATCTGATGGCTGAGAAGACGCTACCTCAAGTACTGATCGCCCCGGGCATAATGACCGACGGCGAGCTGCCCGACTCGCACCAGAAGTACTACAAGACGTACCGCGAGATGCGGTCTGACCCGACGATCGCGCTTGCACGCTTCCTGAGCGTCGCGCCGCTGGTAGTCTCTGGGTGGTCCTACGAGGCCAAGGACTGGGCGCCCGAGGGCGCGAAGGAGTTCGTCTCCGAGCAGATGGAGCGAGTGCGCATGAGACTGCTGAAGGCAGTCTTCGAGGGCTACATCGACTACGGCTGGTCACCCTTCGAGATCGTGTGGGGCGTGGACGACGACCTCATGCAGGTGATCCAGGAGTTCAAGCCGCTCCTACAAGACTACACGACGATCCTGGTCGACGAGAAGACTGGCAGGATGCTCGGCCTAAGACAGGACCTGCTCGGTACGAACGTCGACCTGTACGCCGGAGAGTACCTCTGTATCGCTCTCGACGTAGAGGGCACGTACTGGTACGGCGACCCACTCATGGAGAACGTCCGTGAGATCGACAAGAAGTGGGAAGTCATCGAGGACGCTGCGTCGCGATACGACAAGAAGGTCGCGGGCTCGCACTGGGTCGTCCACTATCCCATGGGTACTTCACTCGTGGATGGCGAGGAAATCGACAACTTCATCGTCGCCAAGAAGATACTGGCGTCGCTACAGTCCTCAGGTGCTGTGACGGTGCCCACGAAGCTGAAGCCGGAGAGCGACGACGTCGACGGGGAGAACGCGTGGAAGATCGAGCTGCTCAGCGACAGCGGGAACGCGCGAGCTGCGTTCGTTGACCGGCAGAAGTACCTCGACGCGCTCAAGGTCAGGGCGTTCGGGCTGCCGGAGCGTTCCGTACTCGAGGGCGAGTTCGGCACCAAGGCGGAAGCAGAGGCACACGGCAACTTTGCCATCGTGAACATGGAGATGCGGGCGCAGCTGGTCGTCGAGGACATCAACCGCAAGGCTGTCAACTTCATCCTCACGAACAACTACGGGCCCTACGCCCGCGACTCGGTCGTGATCGTGGCGAACCCGATCAAGGACGCGTCGCTCGCGTTCCTGAGAGACCTCTACAAGACCATGCTGACCGGGGACATGGGCGCGAGTGAGATCGCGACGATCGACACTGACACGATGAAGGAGAGGACGGGCGTCCCTAAGAAGCCCGACCCCATCATGACACTGTACGACGACATGCAGGTGGGTACTACTCTGCCAGCTGACCCAACCTCAAGCATACAAGGTGACCCGTGGAGTGGAACACAACCACAATCATCGCCGCAGTACTTGCCGGCGTCCTAGTCCTTCTCAACAAGGGCACGCTCGTGGAGGCACTCAAGGCCTTCTGGGCCGCACTCACCGGGACCAAGCCGGCCGCTAAGACGCAGCTGGCCAGTACCGACACAGAGCTGCCAGCGGTCCAGGCACGACTGGACGCCGTCCGTCTGCTACAACAGTTCTACACGCAGGTCGACTGTCCCGAGGGCCTGGAGGCCACGCAGACCTGCCTAAACCACCTTCTGGACGACATGAAGCCCCATGAGCAAGCAAGCTAACTTACTAGCCGTCGCTGCGATCGTCGGACTCTTCGTGTGGTCGCAGCCACAGCTTCGCGAGAAAGTCGTCCCCACGACCGTCACGCCGTCGGTAACACCGACCGAGTCGATGAAAGACGCGGTCGCGCCGATTACTGCGGCCGTGAAGGGGCATAAGGACGTCGCGGCCGTGGGCTCTGCCTACTACCGAGACGTGGCAGCATCAGTGTCAGCGTTCCCAGAGCGCTTCGACTCGATCGTGGAGATCGAGACCTTCCTCAACAACTCCGGGCAGCTGCTGTCCAAGCTCGCACCAGCAGACAATTCTGCCGTTCGCAAGGCGACAGCGGACGCGATGACCAAGATCCTCGGGTCGGACGAGACGAAGAAGCTCGACCCGACGACTGTCAAGAACTGCTTCGAGACTATATCTTGGGCGTACGCCCAGGCGGGATGACGAATGGCCCTACGAATACCTTCTGCGTTCACTATGTGGCGGCAGGACGGCGACTCGCTGCCCATCGACGACGTCATCCGGATGTACAACGCTGGATTTGCCGGCTGCGGCAAGGACGAGCAGGCACACGCCGACCTCCTGTCGAGTGTACAGTGGCCTGACGCCGACGCAGCGTGCCACGCGTTCGGCATCGCGGACACCGGGGCAGGAAAGCTCTGCCTCACCTACCCTGCGATCATGGCCTGCTACCCGGGCGCGCTGCCCGGGGCGGCACAGGAGCGTGGCGACTGCGTGTCGCACTCGACGAAGAACGCCGGACTCGCCACGATGTGCTGCGAGATCGTGGCCCAGAAGCCAGACGACGTGACTGGAGCAGTGGAGGCCGCGCCCGAGCTCACACCTGAGGGCATCAAGTCAGGCGCTGCGAGCAGCGAGGCGATCTACTGGTACCGCGGATACGGCGGCGATGGGTGGTCCTGCGACGCTGCGGCGATGGTGATCAAGGACAAGAGCGGCCTGTGGCTGCGAAAGAACTATCCGGACTTCAACGTCGACCTCACGACGTACAGTGGCAGCAAGGCAGGCCTCTACGGCTCGCGCACGCCGCCCGACAACATGACGCAGTTCGGCCGGCAGCACCTCATACGTACTGTCACTGAGGTCGAGTCGTTCGAGGCCCTGCGAGACTTGATCGCGAACGGCTACGGTATCAGCACGTGTGGAGGCGAGGGGTGGTCCTCACGTCGCGACGAGAACGGTTACAGCGACCGCCAGGGATCCTGGTCCCACGCGCTGGCGTGCCTGGGCGCCGACGACCGCGACATCATCAAGCAGAAGTACGGCGAGCCGCTCGTGCTGGTGCAGAACAGCTGGGCAGAATGGAACAGCGGTGGCACGCGCATACTAGGAACAAACCGAGACATTCCGGGAGGGTCGTTCTGGGCCAGGTGGTCCGCGTTCAAGAATCGTCAGATTCTGGCCTTCTCTTCGTTTAACGGCTGGCGACGCCAGCGCTTACCAGACTGGGGGATCGCATGGGGATGATCAGACTAGGACTGCTGCTACTCACCGTCGTCGGCTGCTCGACAGCCTCAGCCAAGTACCCACCGGGATACTTCAAGACTACTGTCGTCGCCGCGTCGGCGCTCGACACGCAGGCCGCGACGCCTGACGTGTCGCCTGTGGTCTCCGCCAAGTGCGACGGCTCCGGGTGGATCACGCATGGCGACGGCCACAAGACGCAGTGCCTCGGATGCGAGAAGTGCATGTCGAGCACGGTACCTACGAGTCTCCTGTTCGGCACAGATCCACGACTGAAGGTCGGGGACGACGTCTACCAGACAGAATGGAGCAACAGCTGGGTCAACTTGAAGAGTGACGAGCCGTCCACGGAGATCTCGACTCACACGTCGTACTGTAAGCGTCGCATGTGGAACGACCGCGAGTGGCTCTGGGTTGCCGGCAAGCTCTACGTGTACGATGACGACGGCAAGATCGTCCTCTACTCTAAGGTCAAGGGTGCCGGCTGGCTCCGACCGTTTAAGAACCGACGTTCGTCCGGGACAGGCAGTCTCGCGGGTGGCTGCTCGTCCGGGGCGGGCTCTTGTTCCGGTGGATCCTGCGGCCCCGGAAGAGGGTTGTTCGGTCGCAGGAGATAGGTACTATAAGTACATGTACAAGCATCTCTGGTTTAAGAGAAAGTTCCGCAAACTAAAGGAGCTCTTTATGGACGAGTTTGACTCCCTGAGAGAAGAAGTCTCTCAGATTCGCACCGTGGTCGAGAGCACGAAAGTGCTGCTTGCCAACCTGGCCGACCAGATCGTCACTCACAAGGACGACCCGGCCAAGATCCAAGAGATCGCCGACCAACTTCGCGCTACTCGTGAAGACTTGGCGAACGCAGTCGCAGAGAACACTCCGAGCGCCTGAACCATGTTAGGACTGTTCCTCATACTCTTCGGACTGTCGATGATAGTCGGCCAGACGTTCCCCGGGCAGGGCTACCTGCTCGGGGTTCTGGCCATCTGGGCTGGAATCACGGAGGTACTGCGTGGAGCTCGCAACAGGAGACATGATCTTCAGCAGCGGGCACAGCGCCTTCAGCAAGATCATCAAGGAAGTGACGGGAACGCCGTGGTCGCACCTGTGCGTGATGGCGTCGCCGGGCCAGGTCTGGGAAGCAGTGGGATGCGGGACGAGACTCACTAGCCTCGCCTCCCAGTTCGACGTCGTGAATGACTTCCTCACCTCAGTGGTCAACCCTGGTGTCGGTCGCGTCGCAGTACGACAGGTCATATGGCCTGATCCAGACCTTCGCGCTGCTGCCGTCGAGACGTTCTGGCGGCACGTCCACCGCTACTCCGACCACCCTTACGAGCGCGACAAGCGGCAGATGCTAGAGGCGGCCTTCCCGTGGGCAGTAAGCTGCTCGAAGGAAGACCTCGACTCGATGTTCTGCTGGGAAGCAGCTTCCGCGTGCTGGCGGGACATGGGGCTTCTTGATCCGCTGAGGCCGCCACACACGTACACACCCGCGGATTATATGAACATGGACGTGCTCTACAACGGGGCGCGCCTGGGACCCTTCACGCTACTGGAGAAGCCACATGGCTAGAGAACTAAACTTACTGCCCAAGGAGGCCAACGAGGCGATAGCCCTGGCGAAGACACTACTTCGAGCAGTCACCCTTGCTGCCCGCGCTGCAGCGAAGGTATTCCTGGAGAACACAAGTGAGTAGGATCGACGCGGCTGTCATGCCGCGACTACTGCTCGTCCCGTTCGCCTCTAAGAAGCTCGCAGAGCAGGTCGTAAGATCCACCCTGAGATCGGCGCCTCTCGACTACCTTCAGTCGGGTTCGAGTACTACCACTCTGAGGCCGGAGTGGGTCGGCCTCGCGAAGAAGGAACACGCGCGAGAGTACGGATTCTCGATACTCACAGCGATACTCGTGGGCGTGATGATCAAGGTGGCCGTGGGCGTGATGATCGAGCTGTGGTTGAACCACCACACTCGAGACACTCTGGTCAGGGCGATCATGGAAGCCCGGGAAAGCTAGGAGTCATGATGTGGTCAGACGCTAATCCCGTTTGGATATTCGTGAGCGCGTTCGGCCTGTCAGCTTTTGCAGGACTCTCTGCCCTTCTCGGACTGAGTAAGAAGAAGGTCACCGCCCTCGCAGTGTTCAGCGCGATGCTACACGGAGGGTTGATGGGACTTGCTGCGTGCCTGTGGTGGTACAACGACTACGCAGCAAAGCACAACGTCCCCGGGCTGATAGGCTTGTGCATCCTCCTCGGGCTGGGCGGGTGGCCTATGACTACTTTCATACTCGACACGATCTACAAGGGCGGGTTGAAGATCGTAGTGAAGGACGATCATGACCCTAAATAGGAATCACGCCACGCTTGCTGCGGTCCTTGCAAGCCTAGTGTTCGGGGTACTACTCGCGATAGCCGGCGCCGCCGTGCACAACTTACACCACCAAGAAAAAGCGAGCACCAGCAATGCAGCGCACTAGGTTCTGGGTAGCCATTGGATGCTTCGCACTCACCGGCCTGTTCGCAGGAGTGCTGTGGGTGTACGCCTCGCGCCTTGCTGAGGCCGATATACGAATTCACCAGATCCTGGACAACACTCCGAACTCGCTCATCATCTGTAATAAGAAGAACTCGGTAGTGTACATGAACCCACAGGCTACGCGCCTGACAGGGTACACACTTGCCGACCTGCAATCTGGCGGGCTCGAGCTCATCGTACCGGATGAGTGGGCTGACGCACACCGCGAGGGCATCGACTCGGTCGCCGGTAAGTACGACAGGAACCACTACCAGACGCCTCACAGACACCTGTCAAAGATAATGGCAGTCAAGTGCCGGGACGGAAAGCTCGTCAGAGCGTCGATCACCGTCGTGTCTATCGTCATGGCGGACGGACTCGAGTTCTTTGCCTGGATCACACCACTGCCCAAGGAAGACCTGACCGGAGACCTCCCACCTCGGAAGTTCAAATGAAGAAGCTAGCTCTCCTGCTCATGTTCGTATGCCAGGTCGCACGCGGGCAGGGCAACCCTCGGAACCTGACTGTCACCGAGGCGCTACGACTGCCGTCGATCCCGTCGCTGACCCTGCAGACGCAAGCAGACGGGCGCGTCGTGGGCGTGTCGCAGTCGGGGTTCCTCGACCAGATCGGTAACGCCCAGGGCAGCATCATATACCGAAGCGCCACGGGCTGGGTATCGCTGTCGCCCGGAACGAACGGACAGTACCTCAAGACACAGGGCGCGTCTGCCAATCCCGTGTGGGCTACAGTCTCTGGAGGTAGCGGGAGCGGCGACCTCCTGTCGACGAACAACCTGTCTGACCTGACGAACTTCACCACAGCACGCAGCAACTTAGGCCTCGCGATCGGCACCAACGTGCAGGCCCACGACAACGACCTCGACACGTGGGCGACGCTCACACCGTCGTCGTTCTTCCAGACGCTGGTCGACGACGCGAACGCTGCGGCCGCCCGTACGACGCTTGGCCTCGTGATCGGCACTGATGTGCTGGCACCGAATGGCAGCGGCTCGTCGCTCACCGCGCTCAACGCGAGCAACTTGAGTAGCGGCTCAGTCCCTAACGCCAGACTCGACAGTGACCTACAGATATACGCTGGGATCACTCCCTCGGCGAACGTACAGAGCCTGCTGGGTGCGGCAGACTATTCCGCCATGCGAACTCTACTGTCACTGGTTGCTGGAACTGACGTACAGGGCTACGACCCCGACTTACAGTCGTGGAAGGACGTAACCCGTGCGACTGGCTTCGATACTTTCACAGCAGCGCCGAGCAGTGCCAACGCCGCTTCGATGCTCACTGACGAGATCGGTAGCGGGGGTAGTGCTAAGCTGCTGTTCGGAGACCAGGCGGTAAGCGTGGCGTCGAACGTGACGCACGGGAACATTACCGCTAGCGGTAAAGTAGTTCTATCACCTGCGACGAGTGATGCCGATAAGACGCTGTTGAGCTTTACGCCCGAAGCTGCAACCGCTTCTCAGTTCGGCATGCGCACGTGGAAGGCTCATTTCGACGACGGGCAGCCGGACGACAACATTGTCATTATGGGCTGGAATCGTGGCCCTGGTGGTGGCGATCAGCGAATCAAGACAGATCGTGGCGCAATCTGGATGCAATTCGAGGATTTTGCTTCACTGACTGACCCAGACACATTGATCACGTCACATGTAAACGAGTGGCACGTCGACTGGATGGCTATCGATGGGTCTGAACGCCGGCCATATTTTGCAACTGGTAATGAAGATACTGGAGCGCTAACGGTCGTTTCACAATCATCAGAGTATCAATTTTTGAATTTCACTGGCCTGAGTGATACGCCAACTCTGATCTGCAAGGTTGAGGCCGGAGGATTTAAGGTGTACGGCTCGGCAACTGCCACGCTTACGTGTGCCGGAACGCAGAACCAGAACCTAATCACTTCTCTAAATACCACTGACGGTTCGAATCTCTACCTGTCCAACGCCGACGCGCGTGCTGCTGTCTACAACAGCGGCAATAAGCCACTCTGGCTTTCGTGTAATGACGGCAGTGGTGCTACGTTCCAGCTTAGCAGCGGGACTAACAAAGACGTTGAGATTGCGTCGACTGGTGGCTACTGCATCGGAGGAACTAGCACTGATGGAACATGGCGGCCACTGCGGTCTAGCAATGACCTAGTCTTCCAGCGGCGCGAGTCGGGGAGCTACGTCACGAAAGCCACTATCACGAGCAGCGGCAATGTGACGGTAGCTGACCAAGCTTATGGAAGCGGCTGGAATGGTGACCCCAGCGTACCGACTAAGAACGCAGTCTACGATAAGATCGAATCGCTCAGCATTGGGGGCTTCGACTCTACTGCTGTCGTCGGCTCAAAAACCTGGGGTGACGGGTCGACGGACACTATCGTCTGGACGTTCAATCGTGCGACCGGCACAGACCCGACCATCACGTTCAACAGTGGCTCGGTAGGCTTCCAGGCGATCACACTCAGCAGTGCGCTGGCCGTGTCGAGTGGCGGCACTGGGATCACATCGTTCGGCACTGGCGTGGCTGGAGCACTCGGGCAAGCAGTCACAGGCAGCAACTCGATCGTGCTGTCGACCTCTCCCACGATCACAACTCCTCGCACGCTGGGCCAGGTGACTCTTACTGCTTCTGGCGGCGGCTCGTCAGAAGGAATGACGATACAGCACAGTTTGAACGAGGTAGCGCTCGCAGGCTACCAGGGGACGGAGGTGCTGTCGATCAGCGGCTTCGACGGTGTCAGCTTCGGTGGGATGAACTTAAGCGACGCGAACGATCTCAGTCTGGCCGGCGGGCTGACAGCCGCGTCCGTGGGTTCTGACGATATCACGTCTATCGACATCGAGGCCACAGGACAGCTCAAGGGCGGCGACGGCGTGTACTTGCTCGACGCTGCTACTGCGAACTACCTACTGCTCAAGTCGTCAGAATCGCTGGGAGCAGCTCGCACTCTGGACTTCAAAGTGAACGGTGCGAACAGGACTATCAACCTGAGCGGTAACCTGATCGTCACTGGCTCGGGCACGCTCAACATCACCAGCGGTAAGACGCTGAACGTTAGCAACACGCTCACCTTCACGGGCACAGACTCATCATCGGTGGCGTTTGGGGCGGGCGGGACGGTTGCCTATACAAATGTAGCCTCGCTGTCATCGCTCACGACTGTAGGCACGCTAGCCGCTGGAAATGCTACTGCAATCGTCGACGCAGCTAGTACTTCCGCAGCAGGGAAAGCAGAGATTGCCACAAGCGCCGAAACTACTACTGGCAGCGACACCGGCCGAGTTATCAGCCCCGATAGTCTGCGCGGGAGTGATTACGGTAAGCGAGTTGCCGCAGCCTATATCAGCGGCATACTGACGACCGGCGACGGAAAACTTTACTTACGAATTCCATCGTCGATGAACGGCTGGAATCTCGTCAGCGTGGCGGCTGATGTAGTGACCAAGTCAACCAGTGGCACGCCGACTTTTATGATCTCGCGAGGACGTGAATCGAATGCCACAACGGCTCACAGCTTCGTTGATATGCTTACTACGGCATTAACGATCGACGCCAACGAATTCGACTCGCAAAATGCCACCACAGCTGCTGTGATTGATACGAGCAATGACGACGTGAACACCGGCGACCTGATTCGGATCGACATTGATACCGCTGGCACTGGTACAGCGGATGCAACCTTTAGCCTTCAATTCCAGAAACCGTAAATCCATGAAGCGATTAGCGATTATCTTTTGGTTGTGTGCGAGCTTCTGCAATGCGGCAATCACAGTAGTCAGCAGCGCGACCGCTGGCAGTAGTGACCGCTTGGTTGTCACAACGTCGGCGATTGACACAACTGGAGCAACGTTATTTGTTGTTGCTACCGGCATGTTTCCTGGCTCGGGCGGTGGGTTTACGTTGTCTGATTCGCAGACCAATACATGGACTGCACTGACGGCGCAGACGAACACTGTGCAATCTCGTCTGTACTATTGCGCATCGCCGTCTACATCTGCGTCTCACACGTTTACGCTCACCAACACAAACTCCAACAATGAATATCCATCTATTGCAGTCGTGGCATTCAGCGGAACCGCTGCATCGCCATTCGATCTGCAGGGAGGCGCAACGGCAACATCGACAAGCATTCAGCCAGGCAGCTTGACGCCTAGCGAAAATAATTGCGTTGTTGTTACAGGGATCTCGGGCGAAAGCGGTGCATCTACGCTATCGGTGTCTGCTGGATGGACGAAAGTGGCTACGGTCTACGGCGCAGGTGCACACGAGGCTGGATGCTTGGCCTACAAAATTCAAACAAGCGCCTCCGCAGAAAATCCAACCTGGACTCCGGCGAGTAGCACACAATTAGCTGCAACCATTGCCTCA